GCTGTATTAGTTGTTTGAGACCAATCCGACTGGACATTAACTTGTGCTCCTTCCTCTATACTGTCAAGTTTTGTTTTGTCAGATGAAGTGAAGACAGGAGTTAACTCGTTGTGTAATTCCCATACGCCATTATCATAGGTAAAACTGACATTCCATTCATATGTTGAGTTGTTTTCCAACTCAATATGTGTAGAATTACTGAAGGCTCCAGCAGTTTTTTGAATGATAAAAGGCATGAGGGTAGTACCATCGACAAGCAGTCTTACAATTTTACCATCTTGAATAGCTGTATAAATTTCATCCCAAGTATGATCGCAACTCCATACTATCTGGCCTTCAACCAACTCATATGTCATATTGCAATTAAGCAAGTCAGGCTCTGGCTGGTCGATAACAATATCAGTATCGTTAGGGTCTGTAATAATTAATGACTTGCCATTAATTGTTTTAAGATCATTCTTTCCCAGCTTCTCATCAATAAGGTGGCCGAACTCCTTACGAAGATCAGCCAACTCAGAATTCACCCATACTATTTTTGCATATGAAGAAAGATTAGTGGTAGATTCAAGTTCGCAACCTATAAAAACTTCAAGAGATGTTTTCAAATTTTTAACGGCTGAAAAGCCATCGACCTGTACCTCATGAGTCTCGACCTCGATTTCAAGGGCCCATCCTATAATTCCTTTGCCATCCATGGTCCAATAGAATTTTCATTAAATCTTAATAGTATATTGGGAATTTCTATCAAGTCACTAATTATGACATGTCCATCAGAATCGACCATACTAGCTTCAAAATGTACAGTACAACCTGCTAACTTAAGGGTATCTTTATTAGTAAGTTCGACTTTGAAAAGTTTTTCAGAGTTATCCCACTTACGATCATCAAGCTTGCAACTCCATTTACGATCACCTTGCTCATCGAGCATATGAAGATAAATAGTATATCCTCGTAAAGAAGAAGGGGTCACTATTGTATTCTCAAGTTCATCGATGAAACTTTTAACCTTAATTCTCAAAGTTGCAGTAGCTCCTGCATTTATTGTAACTATTGAAGCTTTATCAAGCATTATTCTACAAATTTAGTAACATTACAAGTAATTATTCTCGGTTGTCCAATATTGTCGTCCTGACTGTTATACAAGTTGGTAAATTCAAGCTTTATAACCTCTTGATCTTCAGTTGTTATATTATTAGCTGCCGCACCACTATAATAAATACTATAATTAGTGGGTGCATTCACTACTACTTTTACACCTTCCCTAAATGATTTTATAAATACAATAGTATTGCCAAGTTCTTGCAGATTACCATTTTCAAAATCAATATAAAGATAACCATATGCAGAATCACTCTCTACATTTATTATATGAGTAAGATGGCTCCTCTTTATAGGTATAGTGAAAGTTGCATTGGAACTTGCTTCAATAAATGCAGGGTCCAAGTCACTTATATAATAATGAAAAGTTTTGAAACCCACAGCCCAGTTTACAGACGCTGATGTATAGTATTTCCCAGAGCGCATTACAAATTTGTCAGGAGACAAATACATACTGCCGTATTCAAGGGAGTCACTCGGAGAGTCATAAAAAGCAGTACCATAACTTAAGAAGTTGCTTACCCACTGGCCATTATAAGCAGCGTTTGAATTGCCTGTATTATAAAAAAGATAATTTGAAAAAGCAGGCCCGTCTTCAACAAGCTCTGAATTAAGTATCGAACGATTTAATTCAACAACTGGGTTTACAAGAGAAGCAGTGCCTTCGTGACTGGATACACCAAAAACCTCGGGAAAACTATAAATATTATTACCCAAGGTGAGTAGGTTAAAACCTAACTCACCAGGGGTAACTATTGCAGTATTACTGTCAGCAATGTTGAACAATCCTCTTTTTAATAGAATTTGTGTTGCCATTGTTTGTTTTCTGCAAAATTAAATTTTTTTATTCTTTTAATAAAAGAATTTTACTTAAATTAACTATTTTTAAGAGTTATGCTTGCTCAGGAATTGTAACTCTCGCACTGATATTGTTAACATAGGTTTTATTACCTATATAAAAATAGTTAGCAAAATAATAAGAATGGCCGGGTTGTAAATAGGGAACTTCAGAAGTCTGAGAAGTATAAGAAATATTATCAATGGTAATAACAGCAGATTCGCTGGTAATATCAAGATAGTCTTCGAGAACCTTATAACCGAACGCATCAGAATAAAGAGCAGAGCCACGATCGTGTGCATCAGCGCCAGCGTTTTCAATCTCACCAACGATAACCGTGTAAGGATCACTACCGCTAAGCTCAGTATCACGAATATAAGCAACACCAGCGACAACAGACTCACTTTCACCAGGCTGAGGAGCGGGGAAGATATTATTAGTACCAACGACTACCACATCAATCCAGTCAGGTCTGTTCTCATAAGGACCACCAGTATAGATACCAATTTCAGTATTAGTGTTACCAAACACGCCACCATCAATAAGTGTAATATCCTGGAATACTCTATCAACACTACTATTGTTGTAGTATTTAACAATAGAACCAACATTAATATTGGATTGGATATTTCCTATGTAAGACACAAATGTCTGAGGAACATGATGTAAGCTAGTATCGGCAGGATTAGGAGTATTTGCGCTGCCATTCGTCGAGGTGTCAACAAGTGCGAGGACGTTGTTGTTAGGAACATTCGGTCTGTAAGTAGCGGTTGTAGCAGACTTGCCAGTCCAGAGGTCAGTACTGTATATATTATCGCTGTCTGTTGCAATCAAGCCATACACAGGAATATCCAGCTGAGTAGTCGGAGGAATATTAAGAGTCTGGTAAGCCTTGCCATCAGTACCAAGCATGATATTAGACAGTGTAGTCTGTCCTTGGTTATTTGTAAGTCTCAGCTCAACATTAATAGGCATGCCATCCACCCACAACTGATTGGTTGATGTGTTTACCCAAGGCTCTGCCGAAACAAGGTTGATACCGTTACTAACCGAGCTGTTTATATTAGAATAGCTTCCGCCAGTATTTATATTTACAACTGAACCAGCAGGTAATGATACATAGGTATTAAGAAGAGAAATACCTCTTTTAAGATTTATTTTAGTTGCCATAATTTATTAATATGCTTAATTTATTAAATTTTATTGTTATTTAAATACTCTGAATTATCAAGGTCTGCTGTACTGTCTTGATTAGTACCAAACTGACCGCCACTGATTCTCTTCACATGAACAGTATCGGGATCCGTACTGGGTATCCAGTTGGTAGTTTCATCGTCGACATCTACAGCAAATGCAAGTTTCTTCCAGTAACGAAGGTCAAACCAATAATCCGCAGGGTCGTAGGGAGTACCGTAATTACCGACAAAAAGATATACACCGTTATTTTGGGGAGTATCTTCAATAACCGATACCAACATCCCGATGTACACTTTATCGTTAAAATACCCTGAGAATTCCTCTGAGTCAGGTTGAAACCCCCAGGTGTTTGGATTTATAAGATCAGACCTCAACTGTACCACATCACGAGTATCTCTCGGATGTCTACCACGCTCTAGATAATTCGCAGTTGTACTATGATCTGCTACATATTTTCTCATAATATTAAATAATTACGGTGTTGTCAAAACTATAGCCCTGTCAACATGAGTACTTGCATCATTTATAGTGAATGTGTAGTAGTCCAAATCTTCTTCAGTATATTGATAAGTAAGAGTGCCTGCGGGGTTTTCATCTATAATGGGAGACCAACTACCGTCCTTCCAACCCCAGAATTTATTATTTTCAATAACACTGCCAGTACTCACACGGACTCCTGAAGTCCAAGAAGTCTTTAATATTGAAAACTGCATGTAATGAGTCACTCTGTCGGTTTTAGGTGTTCCAACCGGAAATTCAGTAGAAGCATCTTTCCAAGGATAACCTTCTAAATTATTGATATTTTCGGTATACTGTACTAATGGCTCGGTCGGAGATGGTTCCTCTGTATTGATAATAACCCAATTAAGTCCGGAATGAGAGTAAGTAGTTGTGAAATCAGTTAATGTAGTTTCCTCAGTCACTGAAATTTCCGATAATGCACTAACGCCTTCTCTGGAATATGTCCAATTATTTTCAGAGGAAAGTTCTACATTACTGGTAACTCCATCTATGCTAACGTAAACAGAAACAGCATTAACCGGGGGTGCGTTATATGTTGTAAGATTCCATTGTTTTGTAATAGTCAATGTATCAGTAGTGGGAGGGTCGGGTGATTCCTTGGTATTTGTAATAGTATAGTTAAGTCCTCCGTCATCACTTACCTCATAAGTATAACCTTGCACAGGCTCCTCCTCAATATTCACTTCTGTACCGAGAGGGTATTCTTCGTTAATGCTCAAATAAGCCGTGATAGGGTCGTTAGTAGAATCACTCCACACCTTATTAATAGTGATATGAGCTGTATCAGAATCTTTATAATTGTAAATAGTGCAATTATTATTACTCCAAGTGATTGAAGGAGTGTATCCAGCGACAGTAGTAATCTCGTTAACAACAACAGTAGCGGAAGAATCAACCCCACTTCTTGTCCAAGTCCAATCGTTGGACTGACCGAGAGTTATAACCTCTTCATTACCATTAATGGAAACACTGATAGAGACATTCGGGTGATTGACCTGAGCATCACTCCAGAATTTAGTCACAGTTATGGTCTTTGTAGAACCGTCATTATATGTGTTGGTAACATCAATGATAATATTACCCTCTTCATCAAAATATTTTTCATATGTCGTATCCCAGCCGGCGAGTTGATTAACCTCTTCTGCAGTATAATTAATTTCACCATATTCATCATATTTACGAAGATGGTAAACAGTAGCACTCCAGTTATCGCTCGAATTAACCTGAACAGTTGCTACTTCGTGATCTCTGGATTTACTTCTGCCATATATTTTAAAGTAACAAGTCTCTTCTGGAATTTCTTGACCAGCTGTCTCCCATATTTTATTTACAGTAACACTTATTTCTTCTAGGGATACATTGACAAAGTCACTTCCACTTTCAGTATTATAACTGAAACTTTCATAGCTAGGATCATCAACTTCATAGACATAGTAAGAATACGGATATTGATTTTCAGCAAATGTTGGAAGATTACTATAAATATAAGTCCCATTATCCCACTCGGGTTCGGCAATAACAGTTTCCAGAGGAACACCAACGGCTTCTCTCTTTAAAACAAGTACAGGATTGGGCTGTTCTTCATCAAAACCAATCCAAGTTTTAGTGCCTGTAACTTTACAAACCGAAGAGTCTCTACCGGCATACTTATCAGTTATATGATAGTAGTCACTAAATTCACCATTTGAAAATGTATATCTTGATCTTACCCAAATATAAGGAAGGGCTTCGGAAGCATCCGGATATAATTGCGACCAGTTACCATTGAGACTGAGCAATTCATCGACGGTAGTTGCAGCAGACGCTCTATAAGCATACGATATACCTTCAAGTTTAGGACAGGCATAATGCATAAGATCCACAATGTTAACTCTTTGCTCTGAGTTTTCAAAGTCGTCATCATCTATAGGTCTTGTATGCTCATAGTAACCTACAAGCCAAAATTTACTTAAATCATCAAGGACCTCACTTCTATTAAAATCAAGACGAAAGTCTTTAAAGCGAGTAATCCCTGCTAAAAGTCTAGGAAAGTGTATATATCTATAATTAGTATTCATATTTATTTAAAGTTTAGATTAATCGCTAAAAGTACGATCTTCTGGAAGATTAGGATCATTTTCAAAATCATACCAGTTAGGTCCGTGAAGTATAGTAGCAGTATTGGGCGTGGAAGAATCTTCTTCCTGCTGAACGTCATCTCCGTCAACCTGCTTATCTGTATTTATAGCCATGCCACCGTCAATATTGGTGGCTATCACATTAGTAAGATAATAAGTTTGAAAGTCAATAACACCTTCTGGAAGACATTTATTGCATTTATTATCAACTGTGGCTATTATACAGCAAGAATTTTCAGTTATACAAGAAAGTACTTTATTAAATACAGTGTCAATAAATCTTTTTTTTGATACATCAATACTGATATCCATACCTACAGGATCATTTGATTCAGGCATTTCAGTGCCTAGGATAGGTGTCAGTTTATAGATATAAGTGGAATTATATAATGTATCACATAAAAAGAACAATACCAGGAGTTTAAATTTGTCCTGGTTTTTTGACACACCATACTCGCCTACATACTTAAAATAGTTGCTAAAGGAAGCTATGGTAGATTCCATTAAATCTATATTATCACTACTAACCATGACATCCGCAGTTTGAAGTATTCGTTGAGTTAATATTCAATAAGTACTTGTCATATAGTTTGGCGACCATTGAACAATTGTTTTCCTTTGCAGCAGCCAATTCTATAGAAGACAATTCAAGAATTTTATTAATAAGATTATAAGGAATATCGCAAGCCTCTGTACACATATTGCCTGCGAGACGAAGCACTACCTCGCGCAGCTCATCTGTATCGACATATGCTTTGCATACTGAATTTGACAGACAACCGCAATTATCGCAGTTTTCACCAGCATCCATCAAGTACTTTACACGATACAGCTTGCCAGTAGCATGCTTTACAGTTATTTGTAATCTGGGAGGCTCGTTAGGATCTGTAACAAATATATATGTGTATTCTCCCTCCTCATAATCAAGAGTTACCCACTGGCCACCAATATACTCTTCGACTTCAAAGTGGGGAATGAATGTCTCACCATCTTCGGCCAACTCCCCAGCGAAAACATAATCGCAGTCAGCAATGGGATAGGTATCTATAAACAAAATACCATTAGAAAAATATCCTTTTGAGTATAAAGAATTTGCCATTTTAATTTGATTATATGATTAACGGGTGGGGATTGGTTACCCCACCCAAATTAATATTAATTACTGGGACTGTTATTGGGAATGGTCACGTTATTAGCAGACTTCGCCGCAAACAAAGCCCCAAGAGCCTCCATGTCAGTTTCGGAACCAACAAAAGTGAGAACCTTTTCAGACTTGTCTACCTGATTGCCATAACCATGCCAGAAATAATGAACATCACAGGTATAGTAAGCTGCATTTGCAGACGGAACAATAAGACCGTTATACGGGAAATTGTTGGGGAATGCCTTTTCACGATACACATCACCACGGAAACCATGACAGAACCACTCAAGCTGGGCGAGCTCATAGCTGCCATTAACCTTTTCAGTAAGGCTCTGACCATAGGCCACACTTGCAATAAGATTGGGAGTGTAAGCATCGATAAGATGATTGTCCTCCATATTGTTCACATAATGACCATGAGAAATCACAAACGGTGCAGAATGGAGGTTGAAAAGACCAATACGAAAATCATTAACATTAAACTTTTCAGTAATGGTAAGAACTGCGTTGGAAGCAGATGCGGTGAAGTACTTCTTCAGGGTCTTGTCATTATTGATCTTGGCAGCAAAAGCGGTGGCAGCAGCGGCAGCTGTGTTAGCACCAGCGTCGGCAGAGGTAATATTAACCGGGAAAATTTCCTTATTTTCCAAAGTATCACCATAAAAACCAGGAGCAACAATAGTAAGATAAGCCTCCCAATTAGAAGAAGCAGTACCAGCATTATTGGGGTCATCAGGAACAGCGTTAAGAGTAATGGTTGCCTCACGAGCTTTCAGCTCGGGAGCCGCTGCGACAGTGACTTTGCGAATATCGCAGTCTTCGATAATATCTACAAGCTGCTGCTTGCCAAGAGTAGAATCTCCATAAAGAATGGAGAAAAACTTGCCGCCAACATGATCGACCGAATTCCCAGTATTAACATTAATGGGATTAGCATCATTGACAACATACAGTTGTCTAACTTGATTTGCAGAATACATAATATATTTTAGTTTAAATTAATAAAAAATTATATTGTTTGAGTACTCAAAGCTGCTTGAGAGCTCAAATCACCGACATAGGCTGCCTTCGCTAATAACACCGCCCGGTCAATTATCTTCTGGTGCATCACATCAGGAAACTCACAAACTGGAGTTTGAGGAGTTTGATAACCTTCTATATTAAGCCCGTAGTCGGTTATGTCTTCAAGAATAATCGGCTTTGGTTTGCGAATATAAGTACAATAGTACTGTTGAAGGGTTTCAGATGTAATAATACCTATACCATCCTCAAAATCAATGCGCAAGGCTCTTGTGCCGTTAGGACACTTAAATGGGTCTTGCAATATGTGGGTAAGATCGTTGAAATTGACCGCTTTAACACTTAGATATTTAGTATCAACACAGCCGTCTGTCACTTGTTTCATTGCGGAATCCCTGACTATAAAAAGCAATTGGTCGAGAGAGACTTCAACTGGCTCGTCATCTATTGTAGTAGAGATGGTTGTTGTCACTTTCGGTTTTTCGTAAATATACAATTTAAACCTTTCTATACTATCAATCCTTTTTAAAGTCAGAGGGGACTCATGAACAACCAAAGAATCAAGATACCGCCTACACTCTTCAGTAGACTCAAAAGAGGTATAACGGCCATTAAGACCGTTATAATATATAAGCAATAATTCATTTTGTGCCTTTGTAAGAAAAGAGCTTTTTTCAAACTCGTTCAAAGGAGGAGAAGCATTGCTTGTAATATTATTGTAAGCAATATCAAATTCAGAAGAAAATTGTTCTAAGTTCATTTGTTATTCTTCAACTTTTTCTTGAATGGAAAATAATTCTTTTTGATTGGCGGGGTTTGCAAGGTAACGCACTGCGGAAGTGTATGTAGGATCTTCGCCAGCACCGCACATTGGAGAACCATCCTTTGCCAAATAATAATAATCGCCTTTCTTATACACAAGTTTCTTGATAATTGCCTTGCGCAGCAGAACTTTGAATTTTAGAAGCTCATCATCTGCATATTTGACAAACATTTTTGCATCAGCAGAAATATGATCTTGAAGCTTTGAAAGAAGTGCTTCTTTCTTTATCTGATCACTACAAGGACGACCGTCAAGTGCTTCAAGAATAACCTTAAGTACGTCGAGGTCACTTTGATACTGCCCAAGAAGCATATAGGCCTTTGAACTGTTATTAAGCTTTTCAAGACTTCTCTTATTCTCACTTTCATCAGTCACCATGACAAATCTGTATGTGGGTCTGGGACGGTCTTCAAGTGTCTGCAAAGACTCTGCGACATAGTCTGAGTTTGCTCGAAGCACTTTGTACTTGATATAATCAACAGGGTCTTTAAGATCAAGAGTAAGACCATCCTTGGTAAGTCTTACAGAGAATGTACTCCAAAAATTATCTTTCTTTTTATGAACGGACAAATCATCCTCATTAAGACCCATATAATGTTCAAGAAAACGTTTCTCATCATTTGTAAGGACGTTGACAAAGGCGCCATTGGAACGTAATACAGGGACTACATACTCAATGGCAGCCTTGTCAGCCAATCCACCATATAAAACATGCCTGGGGTCTTTTACCATGTCTGTAGCTCTGGGAATATATTTTACATGTATTTTCTCATTCCTCAAGCATGTATATATTTCTTTATTTTCCTTGTTTGTATTTTTTTCAGCCATTTTTTATTCTTCCATAGTTAATAAATAAATTATTGCAGAATAGACGGAATAATAGATACTGTTCTGGTAGGATCCAGAATGAACACGCCGCCAATCCACATCTTGTGAATGGTTGCGGAGTCTTCGTCAGTGGCAGCATTGCCGTTATTCATTTCACCAGTAAACGGGTTGCGGAACGGACCCCAATAGTAACCACGGAACTCGTCGTGATTCTTCAGCTTGGCAAGCTGGATATTGGGCTGATCTTGGCTACCCACATACAGAATATCATAACGATAAGACTCTGCAGGACCACCATTGGGGTGCTGAATCTTATTACGGACATCCTCATCATACATAGGATCGACCTCGACCTTAAGCACAATGCCGTTAGGAGCACGGAACTCAGTGAACTGGAAGCCTGCAGCTAAAGCAGTCTGGTGCAGCGGGGAGGAAGTTCTCTGGATGACACCGAGGTTGTCGGCATTCATCTGGAATGCAGTCCAACCAGACACATCATTAAGAACAGCCTTGCTGAACTGTTCAGCACCACGCATACCAGTACGCATCACGAACACACGCTCGTTCAAATCAAGCTTGTTTGCAGAAAGTTCATACAAAGCATTCTCGATCAGACGCAGGGAGAAGGTATTGTAATAATACACATTGCTAACCTCCATCTGTTCACGAATACCAGCGCCAAACTTGATTGCAAGACCGGACTTACCAAAATTGGTATACTCACCTTCATTGTTACGATTGGAGCGTCCAAACATGTAACAGTAATTCTTGTGATCCTGGAATTCCTCTTCGAAACGATAGTCGACCATAGCCATCCAACGATCCTTGACAACGACCTTGTTAGTCTTATTGTCAATCATAGGAATACCGCAAATAAGAACCTCGTCCATCATAGAGCCGGGGACCTTATACTTCATACGAAGTCTGGACCACTCATTACGCATGGACGTAGGAGCAGAGAAGTGCAGAGTACCAATGCCTCTGGACAGCTCTTTCTCAACAGGATAGTATTCAAGACTCCAACGCTTACCCCTGGCGAATTCATCAGCAGGGATAGACTGTACGCTGCCCCAAAGTTCAGCAAGATAAACAAAATTCGTACCTTCGGCACGACCATCACTCAACAGTCTGATAGGATACATTTCATTATGTTCACCAACGATAACAGCACCATCGCTGAACCAATCCTCGGGGAAGACAACATAGAAACGACCAGTAACATTAGTATTGGCTTGATAAGGAGCGCCGGAATAGTCACGAACCTCCACAATAGGAATATTTCTACGACTGGAGGACACCACATCCCAAGTATATTCGTCATCACGCTCGAACGTCTTGGAGGGAAGGGAATTTAAATAAGTTTCGAGAGTTTTACCTCTACGGGTGGCCAGTAACTGGACCATAGTGTTAGACGCTTTCTGGGGTTCTTTCTGGAATAATGCACCAAGATGGTTCTCTAAAGTAAGACCCTGCCAGTGTCTAAAAGATTGCGATTGATAAGGACCTAATTTTGCCATTATTCAACATTTTTAAGTTAGTATTATAATAGAGAGTACCTGGATTTGTTATTTACATCTCGGCTAGCCCCATTACTGATGTAGCGAGGCTCACCATAATTCACGTTTTGATTTTTTAATGCTCTCTCTAAGTTTTTAATATTTTCGTTTTGTTTCTTGATTACCTTCGACTTTACAAGTTTGTCAATGTTTTTAAAGCCGTCAGTGAGTTCATATAAAACACCTATCTTGTAAATGAAATCATTCGGATTTTCCATTTGATAGGCCTGTAATTTTGTGTATCTTTGACCATCTTTACCCTTGACACTCGGCTTACTGACTGTATCAAAGATTCTTTCACGGGTTTTCTTGTCAAGCTGTACACCATCAAAGACATCTTTTGAGGACATAATAAGATTCTCAAGCTCTTTTGTCTGTTTGATAACAGCATCCTTCATTGCCTTTTCTTGGGCCTTTCTGGACTCAAGTTCTTCATTATATGCGCTTTTATAGAAATTCAAATTTTCAGCATGCGCTTCCTTTGCATCTTCAATATCAGTACCGGCAGCAAAAGATTTATCAACTTCTTTAAGAGCTCTTTCCTTGGAAAATCCACGATTGATATAATCTTGGAAGATAAGTCTCTTTCTTAACATGCTACCATCCTCGCTTTCATCCTCTATAGCGCTCTCAGATAAGCCCTCAAGGTAGTTTATCATGTTTTGATACCTTACTATCTCCTCAGGCTGAATACCGTGTACAAGGGCGTCTTTGATAGACTTCTCAGAAGCTGACAGTCGGTTATTGACCTCTTGCTCAATAAGAGCTCTGAAATCATCTGCATCTTCAATTTCAGAGAGATCCACATCACCAATATTTTCAAAGATGCCGTCTTCCCTCAAAGCGTTGGCTATGGAAGAATAAAATTGACTGGCTGAAGAATCCCCATCGCTTTCAAGGGAAGCTGCATCTTGTCTTGTAAATTCTTCCTCACCTACGCTCTCTGACCCCTCCCCCTCATCATCTTCATCAATGGTCTCAGTGAGTTGTTTCTCTTTTTTGTTCTTTTTTGGAGTAGTCTCTTCTTCTTCCTCTTCAGGAATATACTCCTCGTTGTCATCTGTTTCGACAGTGTCACTCTGTGAACCGTCATACACCTCATAGGCACTGCCTATGATGTTGTCTAAATTAAGTTCATTTTCTTCCATAGTATAATTTTAATTTACTTTTTATAAGGATCCTCAGTTCGAACAGCCACCGAAGAGGAATCCACTTTTAAAATATAAGTTTTCATACTGGGAGTATTAAGAGTACCCCTGCCAGTATTTTTACATTGCATAACCGACTTGTCAGTTACCGCAAGATGAATTTCATAATTGTAAATAGGTTGACTTTTATGTTTAAGAGAATCTCTTAACACCATAATAACAGAGTCCTGATGAGCGGAGTAAGCCTTCATTTTATTATAATGACTGCGGTTTACACCAGCTCCTATAAACACGGATGCAAAAACAATTGCAGCAATGCCAATCAAAACCCATTTAACCCATTTAAGAGACCAAAGTCCCTTAATAAAATGCCAAATAGCTTTAAACATAACTTTTATTCGTTTTTATTTTCAATATTTTGTTTGGGGGATTTTTTCTTTGTACCAGCCTTCTTCTTATTTTCAAAGCTTTTATACTCACCATTGAGAAACTCCTTTATATTCTCAACATCTCCTCGTAAACCATCTATGGCAGACAAGATACCATCCATAACATCTTTTTGTTTGAGCCACTGCTCATCTCTTTTGGCATCCTGTTCTTCCCACATTTTTCTTTGCTGTTCCTGAAGTTTTTGCTGCTCATCATTTACAGCTTGTATTCGTTCAAGGAAAACTTGACCAAGATTAATACTTTTCATTTGATTGTCCAAATCACCAGATTCAGCTTCGTTCTTTTTAATTGCTTTATTAAAACGTTTATAATATAAAAACTCAACGATAGAAATTATCAAACCGCTAGTAAGCACTGTTACAATGACATTAACCCATTCCATAAGTACGATATTTTAGAATATTATTTGTTAGTAGAAGATTTTTCCTTTGCTTTCTGCTTTGCTTCCTGACGTTTCACCTCAAGTTCCTGCTTTTTAAGTTCCCTATCCTTGTCAGCTTGCTTTTCGGCCTGCTCTATCTTATATCTTTCAAGATTGGCTTTTTCCCTGTCAAGAGAAATCTTCTCATCGAACTCACGGATTTTTTGCATAAGCTCTTCCCTGTTTTGCTCACGGTCATAGTCCTTGCCCCAAGCATCAGCATTTGCCATATTGGTTTGAGCTTGTAACTCGGCAATTTGCAACCTTGTCTCGTTGTCCCTGATATTCTTTTGTTCTTCAAGAGCGAGTTTAGCTTGAGCCATATCCATTTCAAACTGTTTGATTTGTTCGTTGGATTTGAGAAGCTCTTGCTGCATCTGAGCCTGATGTTCACGTTCTTTCTGAGCCTCTTGCATTTTATTACGTTCGCTTTCTTCAATAAGACGCTGTGTCTCAATAAGTGAAGGATTCGTGAATATTTTCATGCAAGTGGAGAAATCAACAACCCCGGTCTGCAATGCCATTTGAGCCATTTGCTCAAGCTTCTGGTTAAGCTGGGAAGAGTATGGTGAGTTATCAACAACAAGACCATAATCGTTTTCAGCAAATTCATCGCCTTCAATAGTCATCACAGCAGTTGTAAGATCGTCAAGACAATGTTGAATCTTAAGAGATTTTCCTCTTGCAGCCGCCTTGGCAGTTTCAAGGAAGCACTCCATAACACGGCGTTTGACATCATTATGTGTATTGAACAGCCATTCTGTAATATATGAAGACTGCAATGTAGAGCGTTCAACACCACCAACAGTCTCACGTTGACCTATATTACCTTCCCTTTGCTTGGTAATACCACAGGCACTTGCCATTTCTTCCTGAATAAACTGAAGAAGGTTGACAAGCTGTTGTATATAGTTACCGGTGTCGTTACCTATGATACCTCTTGAATTAGCGGCAAAACCACCTGCAAGTTTACCTTTCGCAGCACCTATGTTACCCTCTTTAAAAGAGTCTTTTATAGCAAGGTGATTGTTTCTTGCATAGTACAACCATTTTTCAATCTCCCAGCCGTCAGGTACGGAGGCAAGGTCAAGTTCATACATTTGACCGAATGTGGCTTCAATGGCTTTATTAAGTCTTTCATGAATAACATCGTACAAATAGGCAAAGGGTTTTAACATATCAACAAGTGAAAACACCCTGTCCTCATTAACATTATAGATGCTACCTACAAAACCAAAATGACATCTTGAAGGATTGGTAAGTCTGTTATATTGAACCTCACAAGGCTTGATATCAACATAAACATCCTTGCCTATCTTATAGCCTTCCCAGGCTTCATTAACCCATACAACCTCGGCTTCCTCACCTTTTGTTTCGTCAAGAACATATTCTTCGGTATAAAAATTATATTTGGGTTCACCGGACTGTGGGTCATATGATTTCACCTTGAGCATTTTTCTACGACTCTTCCAAAAGCATTGCAACACACGGATATTACCGTCATCGTCATACATCCTGCCACTAGAATTGTCAGAGAAAAGCACATAATCACCAACTGCAACCCCGTCTTTATATTTAAGAAAATCTTCCGCATTTATAAAAGAATCACGTTCATCATACCAATTTTCATCGTTTCCCTTTGAAACAAGGTTCTCAAGATACTTGCGATCACTTTCGGTAAGCGCTTCATGGAAAACATCGTATATTTTACCAAGAGACCAATAATCTTCTATGATAATTATATCAGCATCCTCGATTCTTGAAGAATTACCAGAGCGATACAGGCGTATCTTCATGGGATTAATACGGTCAATGACTGGTTCACCGTTTACTATATGGCATCTGTATATTTCTTCACCAACAGTAAGAGCGTCCATCCAACCTTGGGAAAACAAATAAGGGATATTATACTCTTTATAATAATGATTGAGCAAAGCATTCGCTCTTATCTCACGGAGCTCACGCCAAGAGTACTTGAATTCGTGATCGAGGTCCTGCAGTTTTTGCTGGAGTTCATTTTGACTAAGCGAAGACTGCTCTATAAGCTGTTGAAGTCTGTCGTGTAACTCTAAAGTTTTCTGCTTTTCAATTTCAGAAATAGCATTCGGATTTGTACAAATTACCTTATAATCAAATCTTCTAGCCGTTTCCTCTCCCCTTAAGACATTTAATTTACTGTTAATAACGGGGTAATGTTGTATTGATTGAGGAATAAAGACCTGACTTAACTCAGTAGGGTTAAGTACAAGCATCATATCATTGAGGTGAATAATACCATTCACCAAGTCATAATTTATTTGTTTATTCAAAACAGACTTACGCACCAGACTACTATTGATATAACTATGGTCATCTGCCCAGTCAAGATGGGCCTCACGCCATTTCTTGCCTTTCTTCTTGTAAGGCAGTTGTTGAGGTGGTAAGGTTCTAAATTTATCCATAAATTACTTTTTATGCAAAAATAAAAAAAATCTTCGGTATTCAGTAAATACTGTACTAAAATATTTTTTTTAAATAACTATTGTAGTTTTTATATTTTACTATTTTTGTATTAATTCATATAATCCTTGACGTATTTTGAGGCCTTTTCATCATATAAAGAAAAGAACTTGTCGTCAAGTATTTTATCATGCGTATTATTATTCGAACGCATATTGCCTCCAAATAAACGCAATCTGTCTTCTCTGTAAATCATGAGCATAACCAAGGCATCATGTCTATCAAAGTTACCATCAAGATTGTACATAGATAACTCTTTAAGAAGCGCTATGTTCCTGATATTCCCTAAGTTAGGGTAAGTAATCTCGATTTCTTCGCCGTTCTGGACTTCAATTTTGACACAAGGTTTAAGCAGCCAGTCCCTTATTAACTTTCTACCATAATTCTTTATAGGCACAGTAGAAGTCGTACCCTTTGAAACGTTACCGTAGACAGCTCCTTTGTAAGTATCCCTGTCAGATAGCCACTCAAACTTGTCAGTAAGTAAATAAGTCGAGTTCATTCTTGAAAAATATGTAAACAAACCCTTCTTATTTTGCTCATAATTCAATTTGCAGTTGTAATACATACACATTCTTCTGCAAATTTCGTAGAAATCATCCGCAAACATGGGTCTTCCTGTGTACTCACACACTATCTGGTCAGTGAATGTATCGAGTACAAATATACTGCCTAAAGACAAAGAATCTGCGACATCATTGTCGTAAACGTCAGCCCCGGCTATATACCTGTCTTGTAATATTTTGCCATTGGAATCTTTTTCGGGCTCCATAAACATCTCAACAGCACCTGTTATCTTATTGTCTTTATGCGGAAACTTGTGAATTGGCTCATCACTTGTAAGCTCGAAAATAACCTCGCCACCAACCATACCGAATTTACCAGCCTTTACTCCATTCATTATGGTAGGATCGAGATTAATCTCATTGATTCTTTCATTTATATCAGATACAGGATATATATTACTGGATGTCTGCATAATACACTCTTGTATTGTAATAGGCATCTCAGCCTTCTTCTGGGTGACCGTGGTAGGATCGGATGAATTTTGTTTAATATATTCACGCTCTTTGATCACTTCTACCAAAGCACCTATAATGTCACTGTTACCAGAAGAGTCGTAATATCCTTTACGATTCATATATGCACCTAAGAACATCAACGATGTCGATCTTCCCTGTGATTGTTTATCAAACACATTGGGAAGAGGATACATATTGTAACCCTTTGGATTGTAAATCATCTCCAAAGCACCAGAGAAATTATTGCTTTTCTCACCACCAGTACCGATAACGCCGATACTACCGAAAGCATAATCACCCTCAGCAGCATTATACAAAGATGTATTATATGTTTCAAGGAATCTTGGAAACATACCAAACTCCTCAAATATAGTTAACAATGCACGTTTACCACGAACACGACCTGGGTTGTCTTTAACAGAAATACCAGTGATTTCATTCTTCGTGCCCCTGATAATCTGATCATTTTCGGAGTCCCTATAACCCATGATCCAATGCATCTCGTCAAGAGTGGACTTGATACGTCTTGTAGGCCACTGGGTATGTTCTGCACAATGATCTATAAAATCAACAAATTTATTCAGAGTACCATCCTTTATAAGGAAGTTCTTGTCAGATGCTATTACAGTGCCTTTTACAGACTCCCTGACATCCCTGTTATCACCGAGAATAAACAGACGGGCCAGCATTGACGCTACATTGAGGGAGTTGTGGGTAACAACAAAGTCATTAATCAAATAACAACCCGAATCATTATTGACCGTAATACACTTTGCCATTTGTTTTCCAACGTATTTTATATCAATTATTCTTGTTTTTTCAAGTCTGCTTTTACTGTATCCTCCTTTATAAGAACTGCTTGTTTTTCTTCTAAGATATCCTAGTTTACAATCTGCATAAATAGTTACAATATAAGCTGGTAGGCATTGAATATATTTATTTTCTTTATTACTGAAATACTTTGTATTTTTTACAGATACTGCCGCATTGAAGCCAAGACTCCTACTAATCATAACTATATCATCCGCAAGTCTCGGCGAAGCTGTGCTGATATAATATGCGCTGTGGTTTTTTAATACATACCCATCTGAATCAAACAACCCATTTAAAATATCCAATCTTACTTCTTTTGAATTGTATTTATACTCATCAGGAATGAATTTATCTTCTGACTTTTTACCATACAATCCGTAATTTATAAGTATGTTTTTTAAATTCGGTATTTTAATTCTGTGATTGAATTTTGCAGTTTTTTGATGATAACAACTATACGGAATATTATTCCTTATACTATCAAAATCACTGTCCTCCATTGTAAGATAAAACGGAGCATTTCTAAAAGTCCCATCACCGGATAACAATCCAAATGTATATGGATCAACTAATGTAGGCTGTTTTGCAAATTCAACACAACCACCTTTGTGAATACTGCACACATACTCAATCCCATCAGGATTTCGCTCTGATTTTTTACGTTCCTTTTTATAAATCTCTATAAGTTGTCTTGTAGAAAGTGTTTTAATACCTTTTTGATGATGTATCTCCACATTCCATAAATGCTCTCCAGAGCATAATACAGATCTACCGTCTCTCAATGATACTTTATAAATATCTGTTATATCATTAAATGGTATATCTATTATTTTTGTAGGAACACCATCATCTCCAAAAACTTCATCACCGACTTGCAACTCACCCCATTTTCTAAGCCCTTTTGGAGTATAAATATATTCAGAATAGGGATGAGCTTTTCCTACTCCTCTGCGTGCTATGATTCCCCAGTGTTGACCACCAAGGTAGTCGTTATATTTACCGCCATGTATCGCCTGATGTACATAATGATGCCATAAATACGTAGAATCCCAAGGCTCTGGAAAGTCAATAATACGTTCAGCCTTTCGAGAGCCTTTTTTAATTTTGGACTGCAAAATGGGACAATAATTCCAATAAAAATACAATGTGCCGGGAATCCACTCACCATCCTCAGGTCTGGTCATGCCATACCAGATACGTTCAACCTCGGTTCTGGCCCACACACCATATTCACTGTTCGGATTGCTGTTTGGTCTTAAATTGGTATAGCACCCGTACTTTTTGAAATGAAGAGCGGCTGGTCTGAAGTAATCCATGTTTTCAAGGATATGCGGATTACACAAATCAACCTCTATACGCCCGTCTTCATTCTTCGGCAAATCCCTGGCATACTTCCTATCCTTTGAGATAAGATTATGTATAAAAGGAATTGACGTGATATATTCCATAAAGGCGTCACGTTCGTCTCCAGACATACTGTTAAGCAATTCGTCAGTTATTTCAGACTGGCATATATTTGTTTCTATCATAGTTTATTTCGAGGTCTTTCTTATTTTAAATCCAGCAGGTTCAGTTGAGGTAGTTGTCCCACTAGCCCAGTCTTTTGGACAATTAATACAGTCCTTGTGTTTATTTGTGCAATAACCGCCCTCAGCATAACAAGGAACTATCCCAGCCGGGTTAAATTGCCCCACTCCCCCAATATATTCCCGCATATCATATTCTTCAAGAAGTTCAGCAAGTCTTTCCTTGCTTAATTTCATATAATCACTTTTTCTCATCTTGCATCTTCTTTCTTCTAGAACAAAATTCATAAGGTTCATAATAAAATGGATCAACCTCTACCTTTTCCAAAGGTATATACTCATAATCATATACGATCATAGGTGAGCCGTTCTTCAGATAGTCTTGATAATCAAAGGATTCGCCATTCGGCGTGACATTAATACTCATTATCGGGGACATTGTAATACCCTCTTCATTAAGCTGCTTAAGCATCTCTTTGTCATTGAACTGGCCAACAACCCAGCCATTATACAGTACAAACACATATTTGGGCAACCACAGTATGGCAAACTCATTGACTTTATCCTCACATAAAGAAAGCAATCCGGCACGTCTGCCTCTATTCTGTTTGTGGTTCTCAGTATCACCCCAATGTACTGTCGGGTGGATATTGAACTTGAACAAACCTTTTCTATAAGTGGCCTTGTCAGTTCTTGACCAGCCTTCCATACAATCTATTTCAGGGGGCCAGGACTGACGTGAAGCCAGCCACAAAGCAGGCCAAACACCTTTTCCCTTAGGAAGCTTGCACCACCATCTGAAAAGACCGTATTTATAATCGTTTACATCCTGCACACAACCTACACTATAATGGTACATCTTACCATCAAATTCCTTAGGATGACGTACAACATCAAGCACGAGATTCCCATCAGAATCCTTTGATACAGAATCACCATACCAGAATACATCACGGTCAGGGTGATGATCTCCCCACCACAGACCTACATTCCACTTGTTATTTTTCCACTTAAAGCCGTTTTTCATATTATTTGTCTTGTGTTTTGTCAAATCCCATTACGCCGTCTTCAAATAATTTTTTCACACCAGATCCCCTCATTTTTGAATTCTCTTCGATTTCACTGTTGATTGCCTTCTCGGCATTTGTAAGATCCTGTATTAAAGACGGTATTTGTTTAATTGTACTTGTAACTTGGGCTAACGACCAGATAGGCTTGCCCCTGTCGTCGACAGCAGTAAGGTCAACCTCTTTTAATTGGTGTCTTACCTTGTCTATCAATTCCCTTGTATCTTGCAACAATAATGAGCTAGGTGTTGTTATAAGAAACTTATAAACTTCTATCGCCTTGTTAACCTCCTTGTCAGGTTTCCATCCTTTAGGCAATCCCTCCTGTTCGACAATATGATCATGACGTTCATCTTCATCGACAATGAACATATAATCACTACGGGGATCATACATAAAGTAAATATATGCCAACTGTTGTGTTGCCACCAGTTTACTTGCAGTCTTATCCCTGTCCCATAAAACCCTAAAAGCCTTGATTGCCAAGGCTTCCGGGGATATTACAAGTTGGTAATTGCTAAATGTAAAAAGTCTCATAAGTATTACTCTTCAGTATACTCTTCAACGATGTAGTCAACGTCATTTTCCTGCAAAAGCAAACACTGCTGATCGTCAAGTCTTACAACATGGAAAGAATACTCTACTGTTTGTTTACGATAAGTTTCCTCCATGTCATCCTTCATTGAATTGTCCTTGGCGTACTTACGCACCGCATATCGTTCAGGATTAATACAAACCAAGTCACCAGGCTTGACACTCTTTACCATGCTGCCCACCGCAATAACTTTCTGATACTCTTTAAGTCCGCTCTTGTTGTGCTCGGCACTCAAAAGCGAGGAGCCAGGAATATGCACCAATTCTGTATATCTGTCAGCAGTTGTCACTATTGACGTGAACATCGGCTTGATTTTCTTTAACTTTATTTCTCCCATATTTTTTTAATTTTTCTTGAAAATGTTTTACTCGTTTATAATTTGTACCAAGTTTTCCTATATTAGGTATTGAAAAACTGGCCTTTATTTTATTAAACTCCTCCTCTGATACATTGAGCAAATCAAGAGCAACAATCTTCTCTTTTATAAATGCAAACATATCATAATAAATATCGTTTAATTCTTTAACAGTAATGCCGTGTTTTTCAGCTACCTTTGGATCTGGTCTACTTGTCCTCATGAAGATTAAAATGAATTATAAGTTTATAATCATCCTTGCCCTTTGAGAATATAGGTATAAATTTCGGATTAATGTCATTATCAACGAAAACACCCTGTTTACGCAAAGCACCAAGACATGTATTGAGGTGAGGACCTGTCATGCCTTGGAAGTCACATATTTCTTTTCTAACCTCGGATGAGGTCAATAAGCTCCCTATCAATTTGGGGTCAGTAACCGCCTGACTAAGTTTATAGCGTTCAAACAGGAGTGATGCGAAAACATCCGCATCACGCCTGCTTAATTTATGGATTGGGGCAAGGAACTCAACCCAATATCGAAAGAACGTATAATTCAACTTTGTGGGAACCCGAATAACGGTTGAATTGCCCAATTCCATACTGCTACTTGCTCTTCTTTGCAGTGCTCTTCTTAACCACCTTCTCAGGAACATCAGCAACTTTTGCATCGTCATTGGACTTGATAAGCAACACATTCTGAATTTCATTGATGCATTTCTTTACGTAGTCCTCGGGGAAGTTGTCTTTAAGCTCAACCACCTTGAAAAGGAAGTTAAGTTGGGCAATAATTTCACCGAGCCGCTGCTCGTTGAGCTGCTTCTCCATTTGATTAATATAGCTTACAAGTTGTTCATAAGTCGGCTTTGCCATTTGATTGTTCATTTCTTCAGCCATTTTTTATAAATTTAAATTATTACTTAGTTAATAAATGCTTGCCATATCTTAACTGGTACAAAGAGTCCCAGTGATCAATATCAGATGATGTTATCGACATACTACCACAATGATTGCAGTAATCATAATCGTCCATAGTTCTTATGTCAAGGGAGAGACAATGCCTGCAAAAATACACAGGCTCATTGTCATACTTGCTTGGTATTCTTTTACCGTGTTTGTCAACGTACATATTTACAGATATTTAATTGATTCAAGTTTATATCTGGACCATTCAAACAACATACCTCTTCTACCGTGAGTGTACCCATTGGCCTTTTCCCAGGGACTGAGTTCGGCCAAAGAAGGCAAGTGTCTGAGCACAAGCCCGTTGTCTTCAAGAACCTTCTCACAATGAAAGTGTCCTGCGTGAATTTCTATAGCCGCTACATCTTTAAGCATATGTCTTGCATCGGTGTAAATCCACTTTGTTATGTTCTTTGCCGGCATATCACCGTGAGTGTATCCAACAAGATTATTACCTATCTTTACCAGCTTACGAGGTTCGTTTAAAATATTAAAATAAAATTCAAGGTCCTTAAACAACTCCCTTAGTAATCTAAGAAGTGTGTAACCCAGCATCTCATCGTGATTACCGGGTACATAATTTACAAATGTAGGAATACCGTGCAATGCTATTGCGGTAAATAACTCGGTAAAATAATTTATAGCGGTTGAATATATATATTCAAAGCTAGTATTTGATTCCTGGGAAGTTCCCGCAGTAGTTGTTTTTGCTTTTGTGTCATAGTGAAATATATCCCCGAGGAATGTGATATAAATTTCCGTGAGCTTGTCACTATTCTCGTCAATGTAACTCTTTACATTTTCAAGATATCTCTTTTGAGCCTCAAAATCCTCATTACCAGCTCTGTCTGTAAGACCTATGTGGAGATCAGCAAAACATATTTCAGCTGCAAAATATTTATATGTCTTATTATTTATAGTACTTTGCTCTTCTTTTACGGCATCTCTAAACTTAAGAAAATCAGTTTTTTCAATACTACTTTTAACAAGAGCATCCAGATCTTTCTTGTAATCAATTGGTCTTACAGTGATCTTTGAAGAATACATCACCTTGTCACCATCTTTAGTGGTTGCATCCCATATACTGGATTTCGCACTTACAAGGACGAATTTATTCGGATCATAACCATGTTTTACAAGAAGAAACTCGGGACACTTTATATCATCTTCACTACATAAAAACCTTTTTGAACTACATTGGGTTCCATCACAATTAAGCTCGACAGACTCCCCGCAATCACGGTTGAGAATCTTACCTATAAAGCATTTCCTGTCGGTTTTCTTGAGTTTTTCTATAGCATGACGAGCCTTGTCCCGAGAACAATCTTCATTGTAAATGAGTTTATATTTCTCTCTGGCAGTCAAGGATTCGTTATTTAATATAGCTTCAAGTTCTTTATTTTCCATGTAAATAATTTTTTTTATTTAAAATATAAACAAATATACTATATATATTCGAATCTACAAAATAATAGAAAATAAATTAACTTTTCTTAACGCCTGTAGTTATTTTGTCTGGTTGCACTATCCTCTATAGCTTGTCTAATCCAGTTTTCCCATATAAGTGAGTCCATTGGAGAGTGCTTGGTATTTAATACTGAGTCAAGTTGTCTTCTACCCCACTCAATCTCGTCATGATCGAGAGCAGCCATATTTTCCACAAGAGCCCTGTTAGCAGCATATTTATCTGTAGTGGTATCAATGTCTGATGCCGTGTTTGTATTAGTATTTTGATAAACAGTATCTCCTGGGTTTATAACAATACCAGGATTTTCCTCTCTTTGATTTGACAATTCTATTTTATTTCCAATATCATCCCAGAATGGCATAGTTCCTAAAAATGTAGGAATGGCAAAAATAGCACTCGTTTTCCACGGATTGTCTTTCATCCACTGACCAACCTTTTTCAACCCCTTTTTACTATTACCTATATCTTGAGTTGTGCTGGGGGCACTTGATGTAGTGGTTGTAGTTGGATTCACTTTTGGTTCTGTTTTTGGATTGAAGTCAATGTCACCAACAGATTTTATAAGCTTTTGCTTTTCAACTGCACTAAGTCTATTCATTGGGTTTTCAACAGTTGGTGTAAAGACTGCTCCTCCTGGAGTTATAACCGTACCGTCTGGGTTTATAAATGTGCGTGGCTCAGGTAAGCTACGCATTGGATTTGGTTTTGGAGGAGTTATTGTTAGTCTGTAGGGAACCTCGCTAAGCATAGGCTCTGGAGAAGGTATACTATAATTTAAAGTGCCAATAGGCTTAGTAACATTTTGTTTTCCATAATTTTTCATAGATTCGAGAGCTCCACTCAACATCTCTCTATTTTTAACAAACTGTTGAACTTCTTTTGATGTCACATCATCAAGAAACTCTCTGCCAGCTCTTTCAGCAGCTTTACCGGCCCCCGGCACAGCAATAACACCCAATGCTGCAAGTCCCAAAGCAGTTTTCAAATCACCTGTAGCTTGGTAATATTCACCAGCATCAACCAAAGCTCTGACATCTCCTACAGGAGATAAATCAAGACCTGGGGAAACCATTTCAATACCAGGCTCGATAACAGGAATTCTGCCAGCTTTAGCAGCCTCTGAAGCAGCTACTTGAGCCTGACCATCATAATAACCTTGCTGAAATTCAGGTGTTTGAGCTGCTGTAGAATATTTTGCGGTTTCGTTTTGACCCATTCCAGCTGAAAGACCAAGTAAATAAGGATTGGCCTGTTGCTGAGGTCTTACCACCTGGGGTTCTCTCGGTTGCGAAGGAACAAATGAAGCCCACGGCGGATCTATCGGACCCCCATCGGGATAAAGTTTACCACCACATGCATGCCACTTAGCTGCATTGCGTGCGAAGTTGGCTCTTTTTACCAACGTGGAAGAGTAATTATCGGGGTTTGCCAAAATCTGTGAGGCATATCCCTGAACCGATTTGCCAGCACGTTTTGCAGCTGCTGTAAACTTACCCTTGTTTTCAGGTTTTATGTGGATAGCACCACCATTTGAAAATGTGTTTGGTTCCATAAGATTCATTGAATTAATAAGTTGTTGGCGTTTTTCCTGCCATGGAGAAGGAATAAACTCATCTCCCTCCCAATGACCGCCTTGTATATCTTTTGTACTATAAATACTTTCGTTACTAAATGTCGGATGCCAAGGTTTCTTATACTTATCGGACATGTGACCATACTTGTCAGGCTTTAATCCCTCTAGAAAAGCACCTCTAAGGTCATAATCATGGTCATCACGAAGATTCAATGGAAGAGATTTAACCCATTGTGAATATTCTTTTTCTTTTCCCTTGGGTAATTTTGTATCATACTTTGTGAGAGAGCCACCTGTTGCATTTGTATTTGCCCTGTATTGTAATATAGGATTGTAGAATCCCTCTTTTGTATTAAGGTCAACACTTTGAATTGGGATATAAGGATTTTTAAAAGCTGGCATGTTATAAGGTGAAACTTGGTACTCACCTAGAGGTGCTTCCAAAAAATGCACTTGATTACCTCTTGTAGGGGTATTACCTGCATCTTGCTTTTCAGAATCACTTTTAGGAACTAACCATATCATATCACCAACTTGCAATTTTCTGGAATCAAACCCCTTGTTATACTCCTTATTCAAATTAGTAATATAAGACTCCCTGTTTGAATAATCCATCCCAGGTATCCTGGCTAATTTTATAGCATTTGAAAGAGAGTTTTTACCTTTCTCAACAGTTACAAAATCAGATGTAATTGCAGATGGAAGATAAGCAGAGTAGTCCAAATCAAGGTTGATGTCATTACCGTACTCGCTGACTTTTGTACCCAACCCGTCAGTAGAGTCTTTACCATTATATAAATAATTAGTAACCCTGTTTCCCTGATTCCAATACTTTATTAACAACTGTGCTGGGGTTATACCCAGTTCAGAGGCTTTTACAATATCCTCTTTTACCATATTTTCCGTGAATATCTTCTTCAAATGATTATAAGCAGCCCTGTGCTGCTCCTCCTCAGTCATTTTACTACCATTTAAAAGACCATAATACCCACTGTAATTGCCTACATTATTTGTCGCTTTTGACCTGAAGCTGCTTTCGTGATTTGCCAAAGCTATCATAAAATCCCTGAATATTTTAGTATCTATGTCACCCACTTTAGGATTAGCTGCTATAAATTTATCCAAGGATTTTTCAAAAGTAGCACGATTCTCTGGAGAGCCGCCACCAGCATATATATTATACCCATCAGGATACATACTTAATTCATACAATCCCATATATTATACATTTATATTAGTAATACAATATAAAAAAACTAACTTAAGTTTTTTATATAAAGAGACCTCAGGAGCGCTTTCCCATCCTTCAAGCTCCTCGGTAGTGGGGTCTCACCACTAACCCAGCCAGCATCCAGGGGCGTTTATATATTATTAGTTTTCACTCTTGTTATCTCTGGCCCCAACTTACCTCTGCCCTGCTAACGGTATCCTTTACTTTCCCGTGTTGGCGTGGGGACCCTTTCAACTGACTGAACCCCTTTAACAAAGTTGTGCAAATATAAAACATTTTTTTGAAAAAGTCAAGGGGGTAAGTAAAATTTTTTTTCATTGATTTTCAGGTAGTTAAGAAAATTCCTTATTTTGAGGGGTGAAAAATTTCGGAGAATTTCGGAACTTTTTGGGAAATTTTGATAATTTTTTTTTATTTTTTTTTTTAAATTTTATAAATTTTTTTATATTTGGAAGGGCGGTGGGTATTTATTTTGATAAAAAATTTTCAAATTTTTTTTTATAGTTAAAAGGGCGGTGGGTAGTCCCCCAGCACCCCCTGGGTGTCGGGCTGATTGGGTTCGGTCCACCGTAATATTTACTAACTTAAAAACTTCAATAACTATGGCAGTTAAATTTAATTCAAAGTATGCAGTTTTCGAGGAATTTCAATCTAAAAAACTCTCGGAAAGACCAGACCTTGCAAAAGCAATCAAGACCACTCCTGCAAGAGTAAAACCCAGTGGGATAACCGTGTGGCCATTAACATTTAAACAGCCCGTCCTGGGTCCGGATGGCAAGCCAACTGACCAGTGGGAAAAGGGTGTGACATTTGCATTCGCTAACCCTGGTTATAAGGGTGACACGTTTGCTATCAAAGAGACAGTGGATGAGGAGACGGGCGAAGTCTCCGAGTTGATACAAATCTGCTAGGGCTTCGGCCCTTTTTTGTGGGTGGCTTGGTCTTATTAGGCCAGCCTCCCATCTTTTTCGTCCCCCACTCTCTCATTAGTTTGAGTATAAAATTGGGGGATTTCTAACTAAAATTTCCTATGGTTCGAATCCTGTTTGAGTAACAAATTAGCAACATTCCCAGCGAAAAAGGGTTAGTAGTAGTGTTGTACAATCAGTAACCCTGAGATAGTATCAAAATCAACGGTTAGACGTAGATGAGCTGTAAGTACAACTTTGGGAATGTTTGTGTGTTTTTTTTTTGGTCCCTTAGCTCAGATGGTTAGAGCGGCTGACTCATAGTAAAATTGTGTGCACAGGCAAGAAATTCCTGTGTAGAATCTCCTAAATTCGGTGAAAATCCTTAACACAAGCTTTGAGCACATGTAAGTAGGCCTGATGGTAACTTGTGTTTCTGTAAATAACCCATTAATAGAAGGATATGGGTGCCTTCGCAGTACTAAACAATAATGTATAAGGACTATACCGAGCGAAAATATATTGACTTTTGAAAAGTGTATATAATCGTGTAGAGACTGAACGGGAGATACCTAAGTTGAAGAAAGTGGAAAGAGTCAAGTGGTTGAACCCACAATAAAAAGCTGACTAAGTTCTGCGATATAGTTAACAATGTCTTCAATATGGTAAAGAGACAGCCCAGACCACAACAAACAATTATACATAATAAGGTCGCGAGACGTGGTTGTACCTATTAAAAGGTAAGAAATGCTAAGTTGTTGCAACCTAGGGAAGCCTACATATGTATATGTAAACTTGAAGTAAATTCAACTTATTATTGAAATTGTTTGGCTATGGTAACATAGTGTGGCAGGAATCAGCGGGTCGGGGGTTCAAGTCCCTCAGGGACCACAAATGCAGTGATGGTGTAATAGGAAGCACGCCAATAATTTGGAGGCACAGGTTCAAGTCCGAAGCACTGCATTATGCCAGAATGGTGGAATTGGTAGACACGACAGACTTAAAATCTGTTGGCTATTATAGCTGTGCGGGTTCAAGCCCCGCTTCTGGTACTAAAATCTTTAAAAATTATAAATAATATGAAAATAGGTGATAAAATTGTATTTAAATTTAATGAAACAACGTTAAAGTATCAAGTTGTTACGACTTTAGATAAACGTTTTTTTCTCTATAATTTAAATGTGGATAGCGCTAATAGTAAAATCTTTGAAATTCTGGAAATTGATGATATATATGGCTTTTACGAAAAAGTAGTTGACAAATATATAAAAGACAAATTAAATACGTTTCCAGAATTGGAGAGTTTAAGTGATTTGGAAAGAGTAGTAAATGCTCTTTATGAAAGAATCTTAGAAATATCCACACCTAAATTTAAAGTAGGAGATTTAGTTATGGTGGCAAAAAGAGAGGAAAAAAGTTCAGACTATACGTGTAGTTATACTGATGAAATGGTACAATATGAAAATCGGATTTTTGCTATAAGTGAAATAAATAAAATGTCAATTCCAATTATGAAGAGCTACATCCCAAGATTGAGATATGAAGAGCCTTTCTATTATACATTAGAAGGGAATGACTGGAAGTGGTCTAGTGCTATGCTTCATAAGGTTGGAACTATTAAAGATTCAATTAAAGGTGTAACTTCATTAGATAAAGTAATTTTAACAGATATTGGTGAAGTTGGAGTATCATCTTATATGGATGCTCATACTACAGAAATAACTTGTGATAAAGCAATTGATGGTATTTCTTTATACCCAGAAAAAGAAGAACCTGAATATAAATTAAACTTTAATGTTAAACCCTTAAAATTTTATTAAAAGATGTTTAAAATTATTGCAATTTTACAAGAGAAGGTTGAAGAGCAAAAGCTCAAAAACAAAGTTAACCGTGTGAAAAACTGCATTCAGGCAGCTAAGCTGCAAGCAGAAACTGACTTGATGGAGATTTCCGACAAAAGAATCAAAGCTGTTGAATCTCTTAAAGAGAAAGAAACAACAGATGTGTTGAATGAGTTAATCCACATTCAACATAAAGAAAATTCCATTAAGACTCAACTTTCCGAGTTGGACCAGGTTGAGAGATTTCTGTTTGAAGAAATTCAACAGAAGAAGTAATTTCTTAAAAATAATGACTCCAAAGGAGTCATTTCGAGTAGTAGTTCAGTTGGCAGAATACTTGGTTTGGGTTCAAGTGGTCGTGCGTTCGAGTCGCACCTACTCGACAAATTTATGTTTAACATTTAAAAAAATAAAGAAATGGTAATTTCAACTATTGCATTTATTCTTATGATTGCATCAGCTATCTATCTCTTTTGTGGGATAGCAATGACGATTAAAGAAGATATTTCTTCTTATGAAGAAGAAAAAAATCTTCAAGAGAGAGAAAACTACCTCCAAGATTTAGAGGCAGCAAAAAAAGGTAAATTAATTTAACCTTGTAATCTACCCGGGATTATAAGTTAATAAGAACCCCTATTAAAGGATAGGGAAGGGACATAGCATGAGTTATTATGCTTTTGTAAAAGAAGAAGAGAAAAAAATAGCTCTTCAACAAAAAAAGGCTGCTATTTGGCAGTGGACCAAGATCGTAGGTCATAAGCCAGAGATTTTAGTTTTGCATGACCCATTTAATTTACCTCCTGTTAAAAGAGGCAAAAGGGAAGCGCCAAGCAAGATTTCTTTGGAAACAGCAAGAATGCTGGTAAGAGAGGAGTTAATCAAAAAACAAGGAGGTGTTACCATGAATGATGGCAATATCCGTTATCATTTTACACGTTAATTTTAAAAAAAAAAATAAAAATATGGAAGTACATACTAAAAATGGAATATCTTATTTACTTCAGACTTTATCCTCTCCCATTAAAGGGAAATGTGATGTTTATCACACTCGTGATAAACAAGGGAAGAGGGTTTCAATATGCACAAACTTCAGACATGATGAGTCTGAAGTTATTTGGCATCTTCTTGGTGTTGGGTATGCTGATTGTGCGTACCATACACAATCAAAAGATGGTTGTATACGCTGCTATGATAAAAATAATAACTTTCTAGGTACTAAAGAAGACCTGGAAAGAATATTGAAAACAACTGAAATAAAAAACCTGGTTTAATTCCCTCAGTATTATTGCTTTGTTGGACAGTCCATATATATTTATGGGCTGTCCTTTTTAATTAAAAATAATATGTGTTTTTATACAACAGTAAAAAGTTCTCCATGGGTAGCACATACGGATATGGTGTGCTATAAGGTATTGGATCAAAATATGTGTTCCTGGATTCAAGATTTTGAATATACTATAAATAAAGTATATAAAACTGAATTGGGAACATTACACGACGCTAATTATCCTGGTAATATATATTTTACTTCTTTAAATGAAAGAATTTATTATAAAGATGTATATTGTATTTTCAGGGGATTTCATTCTTATCAAAGGAATACAAAACAAATAAGTAGAATATATACTCAAAGGTATACTACAATTCCTTGTATTTACAAATGTATCATTCCCAAAGGTTCTCTTTACTATAAGAATCAATGGGGAGAATACGTGTCTGATCAGATTATGATTAAAGAAAAAGTAAATTTTAAATAATAAAAAATATGAAAAAGTTATTTCTTTTTATAATATTAGTATTTTTATTTTGCTGTGTAAATGCTCAGCAAATAAAGAGAGAAGGAAATGTTTTCTCAATAGAAAAAACAGTTTCCTCTCAAGATACAATTAAAACCGTATTTGCTTACAAAGACAGTCAAGGTAATATTTATCCTATATGGTTAAACAAAAAGTCTGGTGCTTGTTTTATTTTTAAAACAAGTAAGAAGACTGGTAAGATTTACAGGCAGTATATGAGTGCAGAAATTAAAGAGAATGTCTGTACTTATTATAATATAACCATTAAAACTAATGAGGATGAAGTGGTTAATCAGTGAAATTATAGATATGGATGGTGGATTTGGTGATGCCATCCCAGTAGAGTCTCCGCTCTGTATTGTAGAAGGTACTGAAGAGGAAGTTGAGACATATTGTGACAAATATAATATGCCCACAGTATATGATATTCCTTATGACCAGTTATACTGTGGAAGATTAAAATACTCCAGACTTCCCAAAGAAGGTAGTTTGAATGAATCTCCTTTCTCAAAGGAGAGATTAGATACTATCTTAGAGTATCAGAATCTTCCTCTTTATGAAATAGAGGAATATGAGGAGGAGGAGGGAGAGTATTTTGATGAACACGATGTTGAAATGTAAAAACAACCCACTCCTCATTAAGTTGTGGAGTGGGTTTTAAATATAAAAAAAAAATGAAAGAAACGATTATAGTTATACTAAGTGCAATATGGTGTATGTTATGTTATTTTGTGGGAGTATATGTTGGGCGACATTTTAATAAGGAAGGAGGTGGGGAATGATACTAGTACCGGAAAACAAGTTGCAAGAGCAATTTGAATACGAAAAATTACAACTTGAAAAATATGGTCACGTCTCTTCATTAACATATGAAGAATGGTTAAAAACAAAAAGACATCCACCTGAAGAAAAAACATCATTTAAAGGGATAGTGATGAGTGGTGGCTGTTCTGAAAGTCTTCAAAAGAAAGCCAGGAAGTTTTCAGAAAAAGTTTCAAATGGTTATCATTACATGGATCTCGAAGTTGGATTTATAAGAGGTTATCAGTCAGCTTTAAATAAAGCTCTTGAGTGGCTAGAAAATAATATTATATCGGTTACTAACGATATGTGCATCTGCACGGCTTCAGTTGATAATATTAGCAAGGAAGAATTTATTGAGGCTTTTAGAAAAGCAATGGAGGAATAACTATGGCATCAGTGTTAAAGAAACAAACTAAACAAGAGTTTATAGATGAATACCAATTCAATACTATACTACATACACTTGACTTAAAAGCAGAAAAGTATAAGAAAATCAACAATAAAGTAGAATATGAAAGATGGAAAGGACTTTATGATTGGTTAAGATCAAAGAAGTCAATTCTAACTTCTGAAAATTAATGCAAATAATTATGACAAACACTGAATAGTTATGACACAGGAAGAAAAAGATTTGTTGTTGAAAGACATTTGCGCAAGGTTGCCATATAAACCTCATTGCCGTGTCTTTAGATTAAATGGAGACATAAAAGAAAATGATGATATTTTATATGGCGTTATTGGTGATAATGTTATGACATTAAAATCTGATAAAGATGAATGCTTGATGTATTACCAAATAAAACCATACCTCCGTCAAATGTCGAGCATGACGTGAGAGGAAGAGGCTTATTGGTATTATCACCGTCACTTAGTTGGTGATGGTATTTTTGCTATCGGTTATGATAATCCAACATGCTGTATATTTGAATGTTTTGAATGGCTTAACTCACATCATTTTGATTATGGCGGGTTGATTATAAAAGGATTGGCTTTGGAAGCACCTGAAGGAATGTATAACATTTAAATAACAAAATTATGGACTACGAGAAGAAATTTATATTAGGTGACCTTGTAAAAGGCCAGCGAACCTTCAATAATGAAATCATTGAGGGGAAATTCAATGGATTTCATTTGCATGACAAATTAGACCCAACTTCTGTTATTGGAGTTATATGTGTCGAAAATGACAGATGTTATGATGTAGTAGCGGGAAGTATAAAATTATTAGAGAGCGATGATGAGAAGATAAGAAAAGCAATAATAGAATGCGTCAAGAACTATGGTCCCTCAACAGCAAATCCACAATTGTTTAAGAATATGCTTGCCTGGCTTGAAAAGCAAGGTGAACAGAAACCTATTGATGAAGTTAAATCAAAACTCAAAGTTGGTGATTGGATTACATTTTGTGGAAGTGAACAATTTAAAATACTTGAAGTTGAACCTGAACAAAACGGTATTTTGAATTATCTTTTATTAGAACCAAGTGGTCGTAGTGCTTATCATGATAAAAAATATGTTGATGAAAACGCAAGGTTGTGGACTATCCAAGACGCAAAGGATGGCGATGTGCTTGTTACTTCTTTTGAAGAAGACAATATGATAGTTATATACCATTCAATGTGTACGATAGACACAATAAATGTACATTGTTGCCTTGATAATAAATTTATTTGTGAAAATCTTGGAGTGTTTGATGCAGAAGATGTAAAACCTGCTACCAAAGAACAGCATGATACTCTAATGAAAGCAATAGCCGATGCAGGATACGAATGGGATTTTGAAAAGAAAGAATTGAAAAAGATTCAGAAGAAGCCTGTTTGGGGTAAAGAGGATGAAGAATATCTACAAAATATAGTAGAATGGATTGGTTGCCTTATTGACGATGAGGATTGTGGTGATATGACATATAAAGAGCATAAAGAGTTCTATCTGAAACGAATCAATTGGCTCAATTCTCTCAAAGAAAGAATAAAAGAAAAATAAGTTATGATTACCGAAGATTATGTAAGTTTGGAAGTTGCAAAACTCCTTAAAGAGAAGGGATTTAACCCTCTCGAATGTGGAATGTACTACTCTATAACAACTGGTAAAAGAACAACCGAGCTATTAACATCGTTGGTAGCATGTCCAACACTTCAGATGTCAATGAAATTTCTTAGGGAAGTACATAACATTCATATAGCCATCAATATCTGCTACACCGAGAATCCTATTTTATTTCAGCCAGATTATTATGCCTGTGTGAACAGTACGGTAACAGGAGAATCCCTAATAAAAGAGATGTGTCCGCTTGTTCAAGATAATTCTCTTACGCCAAAGGGGTTCACCTCTTACGAGGAAGCCTGTGAAGCAGCTATTAAATATTGTTTGGAAAAAATAATTTAATTATGAGTAATAAATATTTAAATTGTCAATTTTATACAACTAAGGAAGGTCTCCATAAAGAAATCAAAGGAATGTATAATTAAAACAAGGATATTATGGAACAAAAACAGAATAAAAATATTCCAGAAATCGGAAAGGAGTACCATTTCTTTGACGATGGGAAAACGTCCATTTCAAGACATTATATTTGCAAATGCGAAAAAGTGATAACACCTGAAGAAGCAAAGGGAATAGTTTTCGATTTGGATGATATTAAAACAACATTGTATGATATATGGAAAGATGAGTCTTTAAATTGTGATTTTCTTTTTGCCAAAGATACCGATTACTTTGTGGAAGTATCTTGTCCGAATTATGACGAAAACAACCTCTGGGCTGTCAGGACAAAAGACGGGGGGGTGGTTCACTCTGGACGTGCAGACTGGCTGGCAAGGCGGGAGGGTTGACGTGACTGGAGAAATATTTGACAACGCTGTGAGGTTTTGGATAGAAGAAGGTGAAACTGAAATGGTTAATGGCTATCTTAAAGAAACACACGATTAAATTACAAAAATAATTAGACTATTAACGCATAATAAAAAAACAATATGTTGGATGAACAAAACGCAAAGAAAATAGTTGATAGTATCTTTTCATATGGATTTAACACCAATAGAACATTTTACGAAATGGCGTATAATTCAGCTATGCGAATGTCTAAATGGAAAGAAGAATAAATTATAGCCAAAGCGTGCGAATTGTTGGAAAAACACGTTGAAGATTTTATGCCACCAACGTGTTCGCTTCATGATTATAACACGAGTGAACTTATTCATTTTTTTAAAAAAGCAATGAAAGAACAATGACAAAACAAGAATATTACAATATTAGAGAAGATTTTGCAATATTGTCAATGGTTTCAAAATTTCTTCAATGTACAAAAGATATGTTGGAAGCCTATCCATTTTTTAAAGAAATGAACTTAAAGGAAATAAAAGAATATCTTGACAAAAGGGAAACCGAATACGAATTAGATATAGAGAAAAAACTTAATGTGGTGTATTAAGAAATAACAAAATTGGTTTGTAAAAGATAAAAAACTTTAGAATTAAAAGAAGCAACATACAATTAAATTATAATCGAATAATATGGATATAAACAAATTTATGGACTACGAGAAATACAATGAAAACAATATAATTATTTTACTAAGTGTTTAGAAAAAGTAATTTGATTATGACAAACGAAGAATTGGCAGACAGAATTGCAAAAAAACATTATAGAAGTGCAAGACAAATTACTAATTCACAAAAAGAATGTTATGATTCTGCACTTGAGATGGCTAAGTGGAAAGATGAACAATATGCTAAAGCATTCGCTCCCATATTAATTGAACTTGATGAATTGAAACATCAAATAAAATCATTATTACCATAATATTATGAAAATAAAAAAATTAATATTATTTTTCACAATGTGTTTGTTTATTTCTTGTAACAGCATTCAAGAAAAGATGCAATTGCAAAAAGAATACAATACATTATATACTCAGAAGCAATCACTTGAAAATACAATTTCTGAGTTAAATGCTGAAATTACTACATTGACTAATGAACGAAATGCCTTGGTTAAGGGCAAAGATCCAACGTATATTGTGAAATTTAAAATTAAGCAGGGCACATATACACTTGATATATGGGAACATGTAAAGAATGAAATAAATGCCGTTGAGTTCGAAATACCTGTTTGCAAAGACTTTTATAATCATATTGATATTGGACAAGACATAACAAATTCATTTAAATATGGTTCGTTGTTTGTGAATGGTGATTTCAGTGTTCTACATATGCGTGTTATCAATAAAAGAATTGAATAGATATGAAAAAACAATCAAAAAACATAGTAATATATTTTGGATATGGTAGAAATTAAAAACACACATGTTTATAATCTTGAAGAAGCAATGGTTGCTTCTGGAAATGCTATGCTTGTCGAGCCTCAAGAAGTTGTGAATGAAAATGTTATAAAAGCAGTAGTGAGATGTAAGCATCTTGCATCTCTTGGTGGTGGTACAGGTCATACAAATTTCAGAACAGGTATCCTGGTCACCTTTGATCTGAAGTACCCGCAGTACTTCACAAAGCAGGTCCAGCGCTATCACTTTCTCCAATATGTGAGCAGCACATCAATGATGCACTGCATAACTAAGATGGACTTCTCGAAATGCTGCAACCGGTATGTTTCTGTGACTGAGATCAAGCTGATGAACAGCATGATACAACTGTACAATCTGATGTTCGTGAACCTAGACCAGTTCGATGTGTTTATCGATCTGAGGAAAGACTATTATGTGTTACTCGAGCAATACTTCAGCGAACGAGATGCGCAAAACTCGCTCAGTCTGAACACTTCCGACGATGTGCTCTATGACCTGTACATGCGCATCATCTCCAACTGCCCGATGGGCGCTGAGCTCTGGGTGCACTGCTCTACTAACTACGAACAGCTTGCCACCATCTACAAACAGCGCAAGAACCACAAACTCAAAGAAGACTGGGGCGAGTTCTGTGCTTGGATCGAGAGTCTTCCGTATGCTAAAGAACTTATAATTTGTGAGTGATATGATAGACGGATTCATTGTAATAATTTTAGCGATGCTCGGTTGCATCGGACTGAGCGTGCTTCTGGGATGGAGTTTTTGGGGGAGCGATGCGAAGTACTACAAGAACTTGGTCGAGTCATACAAGAAGAAACTCACATCTCAAGATGTAGATATCAAGGATGTGATAATTCAATATTTGAAAAATAGAGAGATAGAAATAGAGAGATAAAGATGTAGTAAATAAAATTTATGAAAAAAGAGACTAAAAAGACCAAACGCAGCTTATCATTTCAGGAATTGCAGGAAAAGATTGCTTATATACATTATATAGTTTGCAGGAAAATGACTTGGAAAGAATACCGTAGGATGAATGGTATTTAATATCTGAAATGAATTTGTGAGTAATATGAACGATAAAACTGAACTCGAATCAATCGTGAGCTGGCTGAACAATCACTATAACCAAGACTCTGATGACTACAGCATATTCAATGGTGCTAAGCCAGGAGTTGTCAGATACAACGACAATATTGCAATTTCTCTTTGGGGCTGCGGCGCTGTAGTATGTATAGTAGACCAGCTATACTTTATCGGAGAAGACGACGGGCACTGGTTTTTAAGAGAAGGAAAGGAAATTGCCGAAAAACTGCCACGAAACTTCTATGGCTTTGAGACATCATTCTCTATAGGATGGACAGAAAGCTTCACCAATGTGCTGAACGCGCTCAAGAAGTATGTCGATGAGAACGGGATCCCAGTATACTATGCTGGACTCACCAAGAAGATCGTGTGTCATTACAAGTTGGGCAAACCGGAAACTGAAGAATAATTTGCGAGTGATATGAAACAACAAGAATACTTTTTCACTGCGCATTCAGTTGTCACCGATGATGACGGTCACCTTGGGTACCTATGGGAAGGTATCGTGTACACAGGACGATGCTTTGGCATGAGTGGCTTTGACCCGTTCCTCAAGACGGACAATCTATTCTACACTCCTGATGATGCTATTGATGATATTCTGAAACTTGGCTGATATGAACAGAAAAGAAGAATAAGAGACTAATAATCAATAAAAATAAGTTAACAATGGAAGAATTACCAAAAAAAGTCCAACATTTCAAATTCCTAATGGACCAATTAAGAACAGAGTGGTTTGTATTTGACGGGGCATTCCCTAATAATATTACAAATATTAATCAAATACGAACCTTGGCTAAACAAATTTTACTTCTTGATTTAAATCAGGAAGTATATGATAATTTAATGTCTAATTCAAGTGAAGTTTAAGTATGGAAAAAATCACAACTTACGGCTCTTTATTAGAGGGAGCTCATGCTCATCACATTCTTAAAGATTCGAAATTAATTCGTAAAGGAGTTATTGACCTTCCTTACAAAATGGTTGATTTTGGAGAGTTTCCAGCACTTTTAAAGGATACAAAAACAAATCCTGTTTATGTGGAAACATATGGAGTGTCTGATGAAGTCTTTAAAGAGGTAGAGCGTTATGAAGGCTATCCTGCATTTTATACAAGAGTTAAATTGGAGGATGGTTCTTATATTTATATAATTGACAATATTCCATCGAAATTATATGAAAATTTTGAACATATTCAAAATTGGCTTGAGTATAAAGGAATTCGTGATATAAAATATTATTTTGTAAAGTAAATATGACTAAACAAGAATTTTTAAGCATTTTTGGTTCTGATATTACAGACACTGATTTTAATTATTTATACAATCTTGCCAGATGTGCTTCTTATCAAGACTTTCTAAATAAGTTTTCGGAAGATATAAATCCTGATGGAACTTTTAAAAATCTTGAAGTACAAGAAGTTATCTTGTCAATGGTAGATATGACCCCTAAACCGATAAAAAATAATATAAATAATATAGCAGAGGCTATTCAGAGTCAGTTTCCGCTTGGTTTAAAACCAGGTACAAATCATTCATGGCGAGGGAGTCATGCTGAAATTGTTCAAAGGCTTGACAAACTTCAAATAAAATTAAATATACAACTTAATTTTGATGAGGTTTTAGATGCTACCAAAAGATATATACAATCTTTTAATGGTGATTATACTTATATGCAAATATGTAAATATTTTATTTTCAAAAATACTGTAAAAAATGGTATGTCAGAATTTAATTCAGCATTACTCGATTTCATGGAAAACAAAGAAAATGCGAATGAATTAAGCAATGCGTGGGTTGACAATTTACAATAATAGCAAATTATAAATAATATGAAACAAACAATTCTTGAAACAATTTTAATGTAGAAAATTTACATGTAAAAAATATTTTTGATTAGAATTATATATTATATTAACTTAAAATAAATTAACTATGATTAAATTAGGTAAACAAGTAGAAGAAACTCAATCATTCAAACGCTATGTTGGATTCGCTCCTGTAAAAGTCTTGTGTGTAAACCCCAATAAGGCGCAACTTGCTGAAATTGGTATTAATGTAAATGATGAGCCTGTTTATAAGACTCAAATTGAAGTTGATGGAAAGAAAGTCAATCAAACAAGAGTTACCATTTATGTTCAAACCACTGATAATGATAATAAAGTGGATATTATTTCGAATGTTAATTTCTTCTGTACCAATGAAGTTAATGTAAACAGAGACAAAACAAAGTTTCAAGTTATCGACAATTTTGGTGAATCTTCTTGGGTAACAAAAGAACAGTATCAGACAAAAGCATTGCCTCCAAAGACAAAGATGTTTGGAGATTATCGTCCTGCAAAGCGTGGAGAAGTTGAACTTACAAAGTTTATCAAATATTGGGCTGGTATTGAGGACAGAACAAGATGGGACAACAATGCACAGACATTTGTTCCTGTGAATGATGCAGAAAATTGTGACATTCAGCTTAATTGGGAAGATATTATGTCTGGAAAGTTGGAGGAAATCAAAGGATTGATTGTAGCTGCAAAGGAAAAGGAAACAAAGGAAAATGTTGTGTATAAAATCAAGGTGTTGTTTGGTGTGCAAACCACTTCTGAGGGAAGAAGATATCAAACAATCTTTTCCAGAGATTTTATGCGTAATAATAACAACGGATACACCAATTTCTATAAGAAGAACATTGAAGATTACAAGAAATCTGGTGGTATGGCAAACGTTGAATATAGTGCTATGATTATTCATGAATATATTCCTGAAAAGTCTGTAGTTACTCCCAACGATTCTCCTATTCCTGATACAATTCCTGAAACAAGCAGTAATGATTTGAGTGACTTGAATGATCTCCCTTTCTAAACCAATAGCCAGTATTGATGACATTAAAGTGAGTGAAGAAGAAATCTTCACTCACTTTTTTGGTAATATAAATCATATTCCATGTGTAATAAATTCACCTTTTAGAAAAGATAAAAATCCTTCATTTTCAATATTTTATAATAAGTCTGGTAAATTATTGTTCAAAGATTTTGCCACACAGGAATGTTGGGATATTTATGGACTTCTCAAAAAAAAATTCAATTGTGACTATAATACAGTTTTATTGAAAATAGGTCAGGAATTTAATTTCAAGCCTGGTAAAACAATAAAAGTTACAAGACCAATTAAAAGAAACAATAATAATATTGGTATAAATATTTCAATAAGAGACTGGCAAGATTATGACTTTGAATTTTGGAATAAGTATGGTATTTCAAAAGAATGGCTTGTTTTTGGTAATATATATCCTATAAAAGACATTTTTATAAACAAAGACAATAATGAATTGGATATACCTGCTGAAAAGTATGCTTATGCATATGCGGAATTCAAAGACAACAAAACAACATTTAAAATTTATCAACCTTATAGTAAAAGATGCAAATGGATGAGCAGCCATGATAAGTCTGTGTGGGATTTATGGCGTCAGTTACCAGCCTCTGGAAATAAACTTATTATAACCTCATCAAGAAAGGATGCTTTGTGTTTGTGGGCCAATATAGGTATTCCGGCAACTTGTCTTCAAGGTGAGACTTACTTTCCAAAAGACAAGATTATAAATCAAATAAAAGAAAGATTCAAAACTGTTTATGTATTGCTTGATAATGATGAAACAGGTAAAAAATTTGGCAAGGAACTTTCCAAGAAATATGATTTAGTTTATACAGAAATAGATAATACGCTCGGTGTAAAAGATCCAAGTGACTTTTTTAAAACTTATAAAAGAAAAAAATTTATAGAATATTTTAATAACTTATTTAATTAAAACTATGTTTTTAAAAGTAAGAAGCCGTAATCATTCGGCAAATTTATTAAGAAACCAAATTGAAGTAACCAGGCCTACTGTATATAGATTAGGCAGTTTTACTCCGACAAATGAAGTGTTTAAACATTGTAAACATCCCGAATTAATAAGGGAAATCAACACGGTAGAAGCGTGTAAAACCTCAAATGACAAATATCTTATGAAACGTGCATTTGATAAACACAATGTTAAAACTGCACAGTGGTGGACATTTGATAACACGGATGAATTCAATGAGAATTATCCTTTGATTATTAAACATATTCATTCTTCAAAAGGCAAAGGTATATATTATATACAAAATGCTGAAGAAATGACTGAATTTATTAACTCACATAATAGCAATCTTAATAATTATATTATTGAAAAATATCATAAATACGTTCGTGAATATAGATTGCATGTCGATAAATTCGGGTGTTTTCATGCTAATAGAAAGATGCTCAAAAACGATGCAACTGAAAGATGGCATAGACATCATATAAATACTGTGTGGATTAGAGAAGATAATGAAATGTTTGACAAGCCTGTAAATTGGGATGAGATTGTAGCTGAATGCCAGAAGGCAATTGCTGCTGTAGGTTTGGAAATAGGTTGTGTTGATGTAAAAGTTCAAAGTAATAAACAAGAACATCCTGATTTTATTATTCTTGAAACCAATTCAGCACCTGCACTTGGTGAGGAAAGTGCTCCTAAATATATTAACGAATTAAAAAAAATTGTAAGCAATGAGAACTAATAATATTAAAATTGGAAATACAAATAATAAAATAAAATTTTTGACTTGGAGTGCTGCTAATATTTATTCATCAGTAGAATTTGAAGTTCCGGAAAATGGTTATATATGCTTTGGAGCATTGATGAGAGGACGTGGATTTTTACCTTTTAATAAAAACAGTGGCACAGTAATTTTAAAGATTTATAAAAATTTTCAAATCGATAATGAAGGTTATAACGCAACATATTATAAAGATAATAAACTAAATTTTTCTATAGATGAAATAACTGAAATTCTTAATTATTTAAAATTGAATTTTCCTTTTATGGATTATTCAATAGAAGAACACGATGACTTTATTAAATTATATTTAATATTTACTGAAGCAACCAGACCACAAATTCTACTTATATTAAATATGTGTAGAAGATTTTACAGATTTTTATTGTCTGTAACATTAAAAATTGCTTATAATATTTGGAAATCAAACAAATATAATTTAAGTTTACTTGAGTTGGTTTTTCTTATTGATAATATGTATATGTGGAGTATGGGTGATGATTTATTTTTAAATAATGATCCCAGAAGAATTTGTTTTGATTCCCATCATCGTTTTGACCCGAATTGTCTTAATGAAATTTTAGAACGAATGAATTATCATATATTTTGTAATAGTATAAATAGGAATCTTTTTTCAGTTGACAGACTAACTGATATTCAATTAAACAGATCTATAAAACGAAATATTGAAAATAAATTTGATAAATATGATTCTTATGAAAAAGTTTTTGATGCTTATGTACATTATTTAAGTTATTATATTAATAAAAAATTAAAAGAATATAAGGATTCAAATTGCATAGAATAATGAAGTATTATTTTTCAAGTAATAGATACAGTTTTATAAAGGATACTGTAAGAAGTAATGAATTCAATGATTCAAGTTTTGTAATTTTACCGGGTGGTGCTGATATTTCCCCGAGTTTATATAATAGTAAAAATGTGGCAACAAGGGGAATAAACCAACATTTGGATTATATTCAATGGACTTTACTCGGTAAAGCCCATGAAGAAAATAAATTTATTATTGGCATTTGCAGAGGTGCTCAAATGATTACCGCTTATAACGGAGGTAAACTTATTCAAGATGTTACAGGACATTTTGGAGAGCATGAAATAACATTTAAAAACGGTGATACTTGTATGGTTACTTCATGTCATCATCAAATGTGTTATCCGTTTAATCTACCTAATGAAAATTATGATGTATTGGCTTGGTCTACCGAGTCAAGAAGTGATCATTATTATTCAGACGGTCTTGAGAACCCTCCTTACGAGCCAGAAGTAATTTGGTATCCAAAAACAAAGATGCTTGCTATTCAGGGACATCCTGAATGGATGAATAATGATGATAAATTTATAAAAATAATAAATAATATAATTAACTACTATGCAAATTAAAAATATAACAATAGGAGCCGATCCCGAATGTTTTGTATTCAATACTGAAGAAAATGAATTTGCTTCAGCAATAGGTTATATCCCCGGAACAAAAGAAATTCCGTATCAAGTCGATGAATTAGGTGAGGGATTTGCAATGCAAACTGATAATGTTCTTGCAGAATTCAATATTCCTGCAAGTAAATTATTTGAAAACGATGATTTCATTGTTGATATTCTGTCTATGAAGAACTATATTAATGAATATCTTGAAAAAGAACAATCTCATCTAATATTAAAACCCTCGGCAAGTCAATTCATCCCTGAAAAATATCTTAATAATGAACAGGCTTGTTTATTTGGTTGTGATCCTGATTATAATGCATATAATCAAAAGCAAAATAAAAAACCTGAATTAATTGCTCCTAATTTTAGAAGTAGTGGTTTTCATATTCATATAGGGTATGATAATCCTATGATTGAAACAAGTCTTGAGATTATAAAATATCTTGATGCTTATGTAGGCATTCCTTCCATTATATTAGATAAGGATAAAAACAGACGGACATTGTATGGAAAGGCTGGTTGTTTCAGATTTCAACGTTGGGGAGTGGAGTGGAGAGTGTTATCCGGAGCTTTTCTTCAAGATGAAAAAACTGTAAGATGGGTACAAAAAAGAGTACGTCTTGCAATTGAAGCATTTTTAAAAGGAAAACAACTGCCACCTTACCAAAAAATAGTGAGTATAATTAATAAATCAAATGCTAAACAAGCAATAGAATTAATCAATGAATTTAATTTAATATAAATATGTGTGGTTTATTTGGATTTATAGGAAAAGAAAGAACTGAATTTAATAAATTACTGCTTTGTAATTTAGGAATACATAATGACACTAGAGGAGGAGATTCATGCGGATTGTTTATAGATGGTAATGTGGAATATGGGGTTGATGACAAGAAAAAATTTGATAGTTTTTATAAAACAAGCAAGTTGTTTAATAAAACTAAAAAAGCCCATATTATAATTGGTCATGACAGAAAAACATCTATAGGTGTAACTTCATTGGAAAATGCTCAGCCTGTAGTTATTACAAATGATAACGATGAGGTTGATTTTGTATTGATTCATAATGGAACCATTTCTAATTATGAAGATTTGCGTGATAAGTATCTTACTAATGCAGAGGGGTATACTGATAGTCAAGTAATGGCTTATATAATATATTTTTGTGGGTATGATGTACTCTCGGAATATACAGGTACTGGCGCTTTTGTTACAGTTGATTACAGGCAAAATAAAGAAAGAAAACCTGTAGTTCATATTTTTAAAGGAGCGTCAAAAAAGTACAAAACTTCAAATACTGATGAAGAAAGACCTCTGTTTTTGTTAAAAGATACTAATGGTTATTGGTTCAGTTCTTTAAAAGAACATCTTGAAAGGTATAATAATGTATATTTGAATAATAAAGGATTTGTTTCTATTGAAACGAATACCCTTTATATGATAGAAGGATATCAATTATATAAAGTTCAAGAGTATGATCGTTCTAATCTTGTACAAATTGAAATTTCTACTTCAAGTACTTATACTAGCACTTATAATAGCACTAAAAAAGATCCTGAACTCCCTTTAGTATACAATCCTTCTTATCCTTATTATAATGATTATGATATTGATGATTATGATTGGGGTACTGTAAGTACTACTAACAAAACGGTAGAAACAAATAAAGAGTCTTCAAACGAATTAGTTGAGTCACACCCTAGTTTGTTTTTAGATGAGTTGCCAGTAAAAGTTCCTAATGAACTTAGTAATATGTGTACTTTGGAAGCTATTCAATATTTAAAAAAGACACATTCTCCCGATGATACAACACTTGATTGTGATAGAGTTTATTTTGACGGATGTATTTATATGGATGGGGATTTACCTGCCGATGGTATATACAGTTTGTCAAAATCAGGACTTAAGATAAATCAAAATAATAATTTTTCAGTAAAGAATTTTTATGCTTTCGTAAATGGAAACTTATTATATCATCCTAAAATACTCGTGGCTCTTGATTTAATTAGTGAATATTATGATTGTTATCCTTATGATATTCTTGATACTATGTCTGGAAAAAGTAATTATTTTAATACTATGCCTTACTTCGATACTAAAACAAGCACTTTTATATCAGCAAAAAACAAAGTGATAAATAATTATAAATTCATAATGCCTTTGCAATCCCCGGACTCTTTTATTAAATCGTATATAAAAAACGGTATGCTATCCACCAAGGATGTTAAGAAGCAGTTTAGTATAGAATTGGCAAAGGAATTTTATAAAGATTCATTTGCAAAGTATTTGAATAATTATGATATTTATGATAAAATGAAATTACAAACATTAATTAATAAAGTATATGAGAGTATTATTGCTTAATGAGGATTTATTGATAAATACAAATGAATATGAAGCTAAAAGAGTGGATGTAGCTTATAATAAGATAGGGTATATGCAAATTTTTTATGTTTCAAGTAATAAAGAAACGCCTGAACACTTTATAGCAGATATGATGACTGATATTACATCAATAAAATATAAAGAAAATTTGTTTTATAATAAAAACAATGGTGTTTATTTTTATATATATGGAGATGTAAATAATAAATCCCTTGTAGTTTATAGATGTTTAAAAGAAAGAGGTCGTTGTCAATACAAAACTTTTAATTTGGAATATTCTTGCAATAATTTATTAACAAGATTCAATCTTTATACTGAAAAGGACAGGGAGATTAATGATAAGCTTCAATCACTATTGAAATATTCTTTTGGTTTTGAGTTTGAAACGAGCAGTGGTATGATTCCAGAACATTTATGCTATAAGTACGGACTTATTCCTTTAAGAGATGGGTCAATTTCAGGATTTGAATATTCATCTATTGTATTAGGGAAGACTTATGGTTTGAGTATTCTGAAAAATCAATTGAAATTGCTTAAAAAGTATACAAGTTTTGATAAAGAATGTTCGTTGCATATTCATTTTGGAAAAGTGCCTAATGATATAAGATTCATATTTACATTATATAAGGTATGTAAAAAATTTGAAGATGCAATTGTTTCTGTCATTCCAAAGTATGCATTTAATACTTCAAAATTCAAAAAGAGTAAAAAGGATTATTGTAAAAAACTTTTGGATTTTTCAAATATATCTGAAATGTATAATTACTATATCAGTAATGAAGATTTCTATATAAATGAAAATGATATCTCAAAGATTGATTTGACAGCCAATCATCCAAATGATTCTTCAAGAACGAGAAAGTGGAATGTATCATCAAGATATCATTGGGTCAATTTTATAAATCTTTTGTTTTATAAGAAACATAAAACTGTTGAATTTCGCTTTTTAAGTCCGACCAGAAATTTTAATAAAATAACTATTTGGTTGTACATTCTGACAGGAATGATTAAAATAGCGGAATCTATTTATTGTAGATTAAAAGATTTGCCAATTGAAAATTTCTATACGGAATTGAATACGGCTTTATATAGTGATATGGGTGACTCTCTTTATGATGTGATTGATGTTGCTTATTGTTATGAAGCACCTCATGTAAAAAGGTGTTCTATGTTCAGAGCATTGAGAGACTTGGAAACTCTAAAGCAAAAACAGGAATTATTACATGATTATATAGGTGCTGAATCAGGTCTGGATGATTTGATTTGTATATCAAAATTTATAAAGTAGCCTATGAGTAATAAAAAGGTAAAAAATGCGCAATCGATTGTTATTGATAACATAAAATTCAAATCAAAACTTGAAGGATATTGTTATCAACAATTGAAAGAAGTTGGACTATCTCCTAAATATGAACCAATAAAAGTCACTCTTTTATCTGGATTTATTCCAGACCGTGTTAAAATAATAACACCGAAGAAGAGGGGTTCTGGTTATAATCTTTTACATTACTGCAATAAAATCAGGGATATTACATATACCCCTGATTTTATGGTAAAGTATAAAAACAATTGGATTTTTATAGAAACAAAAGGGAAACCAAATGATTCCTATCCTCTAAAGAAAAAAATGTTCCTTAAATATTGTCAAGATGTGTTATCAAAAAAGGTTGATAAAAATATAGTTTTTATGGAACCACATAATCAAAAACAAGTTAAGGAATGTGTAAATATGATATTAACTGATAATCTATGAAGTATGTCACTAGTTCAAATTGCAAAAAAAATTAAAAAACTCAATTTAAAACCTGAGTTAGAGAAAAATTTATTATCTTTGCTCAAAAATGGTCAGTATGAAGACATTGAATTCATTATTGATGATTTGTTGAAAAAAACTGCAGATTTATCTTTTGAATTAAGTGGTATTTCAGATGATCTGGTGGAAGATGAAGATGAAATATATTATTAAAATTGTAGGTTTATGAATGTAATTGATTTGTTAAGAAAAAACTCAAAGTGGAATAAAGAAGATTATTTTGCAGATAGCAGAATTGGACATTCTGATGTTGTAAATTTTGAAAAATATGGTCCTAAAGGATTACTTATTGAGTGTAAAGCAACAAAAGCAATGAATTTCGGTTCTTTGGTTGATTGTTTGTTGTTTACTCCGGAAATTTTTAACAGTGAATTTTATATTTGTAATTCTGATGATATGCTTTCAGAAAAGCAGATGGAATTATACAATATCTTTAATGAAAATCTATTTGACTCCGGATTACCTGTTTATTTCTCAAACCGTTCGGAAGAAAGTGACAATTTTATATTGTCTATATGCAGATTGAATAAAATATATGCTTCTTTTAAAGACGATACAGTACTTCAAAAAGTATATAATCTTTTCGAATCGTTTAAAAAGTTTCAATGTAATAGTTCAAAAATATCAATAACAGCTGATGATTATAATCAGGCTGTAAATATTGTAAATATTTTAAAGACAGGTGAACTTACTAAAAAGTTATTTACAAATTTCAAGGCTTTTTATCAAGTTAGGATGACAAAAGGCAATGTAAGAACATTGCATGACATGATTCTTGTTGATGAAAAAAATCATAAAATAATACCATTTGATTTAAAAGTCACACAATCTCCTGAAAGTGAATGGGTTGAAAATTCATTTTACAAATTCAGATATTATAGACAAGCTGAAATGTATCAGGATGTTTTAAAGTGGTGTATAAGTAACTGTGATGATTGTGGTTTATGGGAAATTGATGATTTTAAATTTCTTGTAGTAAGCGCTCAAAATTCTGTACCAATGATTTTTAACTTTCCTATAAAATATAATGAGGAAGGAAATCTTGTTATTTCAAAGAAAGGAGCTTCTGTTCCTAAATATATTGAAATAATCAATAAAATCGAATGGCACAGAACAAACAGAGAGTTTAATTATCCTGAAAATATTATAAACGACATTTATTCAAAGCAAAATACTAACCAAATTACTTACATAAATATTATTGATTAATGGAATATTTAAATTCTGATTTAGCTAAACGCATTTGGGAATCTAAATATCGCCATAACAATGAGACCCTGGACGACTGGTTCGTCCGGGTCTCTGGTGGCGATAAGTACATTGAAAGACTTATTAGAGAGAAAAAATTTATTTTTGGTGGACGTACTTTATCAAATAGAGGATTGATTGGTAGTCTTAGTAATTGTTATACTAGTGGTAGAGTAGGTGATTCTTTGAGTGAAATTATGGATACTTGCAAAAATATTGCTCTTACTTTTAAGGCACAAGGAGGACAGGGTGTGTCTTTGTCCCTTATAAGGCCCATAGGAACGTCTGTAGCGAACAGATATCAATCCGATGGTATTGTACCATTCATGGAGATGTTTGACAAGATTACAGGCAGTATTTCGCAAGGAGGTGGACGAAGAGGTGCTTTGCTTATGTCATTGGATATTACACACAAGGAAGCAGAGACATTCATGAAAATCAAGACTGATTTGAACAGGATAAATAATGCAAATTTATCTTTGGAAATCAGTGATGAATTCATGTATGCTGTGCAGAAATATTATACAGACAATGAAGAAATTGAAATGCATTGTTCTCGTAAGTATGAAAATTCTGTTATTGAATATACTATTGTACCTATAAGGTTGTTTAAATTATTGTGCAAATATGCATGGGAATGTGCTGAACCTGGTGTATTATTCATGGACACAATAAATACATATAATCTTAATCAATATGACAAAGATTATACAATAGAATGTGTTAATCCTTGTGGTGAGCAGCCTTTGATTAAAAACGGTGCATGTAATTTGTCAGCAATCAATCTTGCAAAGTATGTACAGAATCCCTTTACAAATGATGTAAAATTCAATTATTCAGAGCTTGCAGAAGACTTGCCTTACATTTACAAGGCAATGAATGATGTTATTGACGAAGGTATGGAAAAGCATGCATTGAAAGAACAGCGTGAAGCTGCTGAAAATTGGCGCAATATAGGCATTGGTATTACGGGTCTTGCCGAAGTGTTTATAATGTTCCAAACACCTTATGGTAGTGACAAATCAAAAGAGCTTACTAAAGAAATTATGAAATTCTTATTTAAAGAATGTTTTAAATTGAATCAATTCTTTGGTAAGAAATATGGATGTTTTGCTAAATTCAAGGCTGCCAATAATTATGGTCTTACTGATATTGTAAATCACTCTTTTGGAGAAGAATATTCAGAGAAGCCTGTAAAGTATCTCAGGAACTGTTCGATGCTTACTATTGCTCCTACAGGCTCAATAAGTAATCTGATTGGTGCATCCACAATGGGTATAGAGCCCTTGTTTGCATTACAATATCAAAGAAAAACAGTATCTATTGATGGTAAAGAATCTGTATATACTGTTTATCCTGAGATTGTTGAATATTATTTGAAATTACATCCTGAAGATACTGTCGATTCCTTGCCTTATTATTTCGTTACAGCAAATGATATTCCTTGGAAACTTCGTGTCGATATTCAAGCAATTGCTCAGGAATATGTTGATACTGCCATAAGTTCCACTACGAATCTTCCTAAAGAAACAACAATTGATGAAGTCGAGCAATTGTATTTATATGCATGGAGTAGAGGTTTGAAGGGAATTACTATTTACAGGGATGGTAGCAGGGATCCTGTGTTGTTTGTAAATAAAGAAGAGCAAAAACAACCTTTAAAAGTGAAGAAACGTCCAAAGGTAATCAATTCAACTTTATATAAAATCACAGTTAACGGTGAAAAATTTGCTGTTGTTGTTGGTGAATTGGACAAGAAGCCATATGAAGTATTTGCATTTAAAATCCCTGAAGATAGGACTGATATTGTTGAATCAACAGGCAGTACTATCAAGATAAAGAAGGGACTGTTTAAATTTGTAAGCTCATCTTATTCATATACTATTGATAATCTCAATGATTATTATGGTAATATTGAAGAAAGAGCAACTACTTTGTATATTTCAATGTTGTTAAGGCATCATGCTGATATAAATTTCATCATAAAAACTGCTAAGAAAGTCAATCCTGTAATTTCATCATTCACTTCTGCTATTTGTCGTGTACTTAATAAGTATTATGATGACAGTGATGACACAAGTTATGCTGTGTGTCCTGAATGTGGTGAAAAACTTATAAAACATGGTGGGTGCAAGGAATGTACAAATTGTGGTTATTCTGTTTGTAATCTAATGATTTGTAAAAAGTAATTAAAATGGTAGATCATAATAAATATTATAGAATAGTTACTTTGGAAGAATTTGATAATTATTCTCCTGAAGTAGGCGAGGATTTTATTCTAAAAGTTAATGATGGTAAATCAGATTTGATAGTACATCCTTATTATTATGAGGATGAAATTGGGATTTTCCCTGATGATATTGGGGGATTTGATGTATACGATGAAGATGGGAATTTCATTTCTGATTGTTCTGTAAAAGAAGAAATTCTAGAATGTATTTGAAATGAAAAAAATGATTAAATATATTGAAGCAATTTTATTAATGCTTCTTGTTATTGCTTTTATTTTCCCATTTGTTATAATAGCATATATTGCTATTATATGTGTTGAACTTAGTTTTATAGCTGTTGAAATAATTACAGGAGAGACACAAGAATATGGACATGCTACAAAAATGGTTATTAATTTATATTTAATGTTAAAAAGAATATGCAATGAAATTATTAATTATGAAACTAAATAAAAAATATTATGCATATATGGGGAGACGAATGGTTTAAAAAGTATGGTAATCAATTATATAATGCCATTGACATTCTTGAGTATCGTATCAGAAAATGGGCAAAGTGCGGGGTGTATGGTAAAGAGAAGTACGGTACTTACAGGGATGATTATTTTCGAATGTGGAATGGAGAAATATCCACTATTCTTTTTGGTTATAAACTATTTCGTGGAGAAAGTTGGTTTGAACTGTTAATATGGAAAATTGATTATTATTTAATTCCTATCAAGAAGACTCAGTTTGGATGGCGTAGAGTTGGATTATCTGATTTTAATAGGAGTATTGGATTGGTAAAGCTGGTAAACAAGTGGCAAGCCAAAAAGCTGAATAAAGCAGTTCAGATTACTTGCAAAGAATTTCCAGATGTAGTGGGTGAACTTCTGTCAGATGTTTGTTTTTATAAATGTATTAAGCCTTGTAAATGGGGAAATATTGATGGAGAAAAAATCCATGATGAATATTGGAAAGTTGTTAACAAAAATTAAATTATTTTACTAACTTAAAACAAATTAACATGAAAGAAGAAGAATTAACTAATGGAAATCTTATTGATGAAATGATTGAAAGACATCTTAATCCTGAATTACCCGATGAAATTGCGGATAAAATGATTGAGGAACATCTCAATCCGGAACTTCCAGACGAGGTAATAGATAGAATGATTGACGAATATCTTGATCCCGATATCTATTAATATGTGTCTACAGTTATTAAGAAATCAGGGTTGCTCTGTAAAGAGCAGCCTTGATTCTTGTAATCTGCTTATTGTAGACACAAAAATAAATTCAAATGATGTATCTTTTATTGTTGATACGGGAGCAACTTCTAATTTTATAGACAAGACTTATGTAAAATACAATTTGCAGACTAACAAGATAAAAGATGATAATAATACAGTATTAATACCAAACTCAGAATTTGTTTCCACATCTACTGTTGATTTGGAATTTGATTTGAATAATAATTCGTATAATTCTTCATTTATAGTATGCGATTTTTCAAACCAAATAGAATTTTTAAAATCACAATATGAATATAATAAAAATGTATGTGGTATATTAGGTAATTCTTTTTTATTGGAAAACAATGCTGTAATAAATTACAAAACCAAGAAAATAGTTCTATGAAATATATAGTATCTAAAGATTATAAAGGAAATTTGTTTAAAATAATCAGTGTTCAAAAGTCAATTGAATTGCTTGATAAAATGGGTAATATAGTCGGTATAGATACTGAAACTCTTGGTTTGGATTGTCATTCTGATAAAATAACCTTATTACAATTCGGAACAATCGAGGATCAGCTTATAATAGATTGTGTTTCTACTGATATAACAAATTATAAGGGTATTTTGGAGTCTGAAAATGTTGTAAAGGTAGGAGCCAATTTAAAGTTTGATTTGCAATTTTTTTATAAAAACAATATTTTTCCAAGAAATTTATGGGATATACTTCTTGCAGAGTATGTATTATATAATGGGCTTAATGAAGAGCGGTTAAAAGATATTTACATAAAGTTTTTAGGAAAAGACGGTTCTGATATTGAAAGAAAAAAATTATTGCATAAAGCGAATTTAGGTTGGTATTCTTTGATGTCCCTTGTTTTTGTTTATACTGGTAATAGACTTAATAAATCTGTAAGAGAAAATTTTAATGATTATCTTTCAGAGATATTTTTGCAGTATTCAGCAAAAGATGTTGAGTACTTGTTACCTGTATATTCAAAGCAAAAGGAATTAGCTGAAAAAGACGGTTGTATAAAAGCAGTTAATTTGGAAAATGAATTCCTTGGGCCCCTTGCTTATATTGAATTTTGTGGTTTGGGAATAGATGTTGATAAGTGGAATAAATTGTATGAATTTAATAAAGCAAAATGTGATGATTGTTTAAACAAATTAAATAAATATATTTATGATAAAAACTTGACAAAGTATCAAGATTTGCAACTTGATTTGTTTTCATCTGATAACAATTATAAAGTACTTATTAATTGGGACAGTCAGTCTCAGTTATTACAATTGTTCAAAGAACTTGGTGTAAATACTGTTGATGCTGATGGTAATATAAGTATTAATGAAAAGGTTCTTAAACCACAGGAAGACAAATGTGATTTAATACCATTATTCTTGGAGTATAGTGAATACCGAAAATTAGCGTCGACTTATGGCAAAGATTTTTTAAAGTATGTAAATAAAACTACTGGTAGAATTCACTGTGATTATACTCAGTTAGTAAGTACTTCGAGATTAAGTAGTTCTAAACCAAATTTACAGAACATACCTGCTACAGCGGCATTTAGGGAAACATTTATAGCAAAGCCGAATAATAAGTTTGTAAGTTGTGACTATAATGGACAAGAGTCGGTTGTTCTTGTTAACTTCTCAAAGGAACCAAAACTTATTGAGTTTTATCAAAAAGGTTTGGGAGACTTGCATTCTTATGTTGCAAAATTGACTTTTCCAAATGAAATAGGTGATACTCCTATTGAGGATGTAAAAGCCAAGTTCAAGAATCTCAGGCAAATAGCCAAAAGTGTAGAGTTTGCAGTTGCTTATGGTGGTACGGGATTTACAATTTCAAAAAATGTAGGCTTGGCTCTTGAAGAAGGTGAACGTATTTATAATCAATATATGACAGCGTTTTCAGGATTAAAAGATTATTTTGAAAAAGTAGGAAGGTACACAAAGCAACATGGTTATGTTCTGATTTCACCAATTACTGGTAGGAAATTTTGGATAAATAATTACGAACATTTTAAAAACCTTTTAATTGATATACAAAATTCATATGACAGAGATGCTTTAAGAGAGTATAATAAAATAAATAATACAATTCAAAGACTATCGCAAAATTATCCTATTCAGGGTTGCTCAAGTGAAATAACAAAGCTTGCCATAATTTGGTTTTTCAGATGGATTAGAATGCATAAATTATGGAATAAAGTATTAATTGTTGGAGCTGTTCACGATGAGATTCTTGTGGAATACCCGGAAGAATTTACAATGGTTCCAGATATTTTAAGAAAATGTATGGAGAAGGCTTCAGAAAATTATTGTCCGATAATACCACTAGAAGCAACTCCTGAAGTTGGAAATTTTTGGATTCACTAATATGGCGAATTATAAATTATATTATAATGATATATACATTAAAAATATAAATTTACCAAATTATAACATTAATGATTGGGTTATAGCATATTCAAATCAAAATGGTATAAATTGGTATAATACACAAACAAAAAACAATAATATATTTGTAAATGATATTGCATCTGATAAAAACTTTAAATTAGTTTATAATGACTTATAAAGTAAGAGTGTACTATACAGGTTATTTTGATGCTGAAGTAACTGCTGAGTCAGCGGGAGAAGCTATCGATGCAGCCGAATATATTGATTTTTTAAATTCTGAGGAGTATAGAAATCAGTTTTTTGATTCCTTGGAAATACAACCTAATGAAACTATGCTTATTGGAACATATGGAACAAAATGACAATGTAAACCACCCTTCACATTATACAAGTGGTAATATAGAGGTAATTGATTTTATTGAAGATCAAAAATTGGATTATCATCTTGGGAATGCTGTAAAGTATATTTCAAGAGCTGGTAAAAAAGACCCTGCAAAAATTGTAGAAGATTTACAAAAAGCAGTGTGGTATATTAATAGAAAAATAAATTTATTAACTAATAACTAAAATCAAATATGGCAAATATAGCAATTATTCTCGGTGAAAGTGGCTCCGGTAAATCCACTTCAATTAAAAATTTAAACCCTGAAGAAACAGCAATCATTTCAGTTTTAGGTAAAGTTCCTCCGTTTAAAGGTAGTGCAAAATTGTATAATACTGAAAATAAGAATTTCTTTGCTGTAAATGATTATAGTAAGATTATAAAAGGACTTAATTATCTGGGTCAGCAAGAACATATAAAGAACATAATTATTGATGATTTGTTCTTTTCCATGGCACAAGAGAATTTTGCAAAAGCAGATGAAGTCGGTTATAAAAAGTTTACTGTAATGGCTCAGCATTTTCAGCAGATTCTACAGACAGCTGTTAATCTTCCAATTGAGAAGAAGGTGTTCTTAATGATGCACTCGCAAGATGTTGTTTCCAATGGTGAAATTGTAAGGAAGGAAATCAAACTTGTCGGTAGGTTTGTAAAGGAAGGGTTTGCTCCTGAAGCATTGTGTAATATTGTACTGTTTTGTAAGCCCCAATATAATGAAGATGGGGTTCCTACTTATGGGTTTTATACTCATACATTTAAAGATAATGGGTGCGAATATGTATGTAAATCCCCAATGGGTATGTTTGAAGAGGATTTTATTCCCAATGATTTGATTCTTGTTGTAAACGCAATGGATGAATATTATAATTAAAAATTATGATAGTTCAGCGCTTACTGAATAGACTGCATAAACAAAGAGAGAATGTGATTAATGGGAACATTAATTGCATTCCCTCTCCTTTTAAAAGATTTGCAAATAAATATCCTGGAATTCAGCAAGGGCGTTATTATTTGGTATCCGCATCGACAAAAGTTGGTAAATCAATGATTGCCAACTATATGTTTTTATATAATCCATTATTATACTCATATTATTATAGAGATAAAGTTCATTTAAAAATATTTTATTTTGCTCTTGAAGAAACACCAGAAGATGTAACATTAAGATTTATGTCTTATCTTTTATATGTATTTGATAAGATAATAATAACTCCTGAAGAATTACAATCTATACAAGAAAACAAACCAGTGGATGATGAGATACTTCAAAAGCTCGAAACAGAGCCTTACAGAGGCATTTTGGAATATTATGAAGAATGTGTCGACTTTCAAACAGTTCGTCATCCTACGGGCATTTATAGCGTTATTAAGGACTATTGTTTAAAAAATGGTACAGTATATTATAAAGATCAGGAAATAGTAAATAATATAACTGGTGATAAAGATATAATAAAAGCGTTTGATTATTATGTACCAAATGATGACAAGCTTTATTTTATACCTATAATAGACCATGTAAGTCTTTTGTCACCCGAAAAGGGAATGACTATAAAACAATGTATAGATTTACTTTCAAGTACCTATTTGGTTAAATTAAGAAACAGGTATAATATAACTCCTGTGGTAATCCAGCAGCAAGCAAGTGATATGGAAAGTCTTGACAGAATAAAATCAAATAAATTAAGACCTACTATGAATGGCTTGGCTGAATCAAAACTTACTGCGAGAGATTGTAATGTTATGCTTGGTTTATTTAGTCCTTATAGACACGAAATACCAGAATATCTTGGATATGATGTGAAGAAAATGAAGGATCATTTGAGATTTCTTGAAGTTGTTATTAATCGTGGGGGAGAATCCAATTGCATTTGTCCATTATATTTTCTTGGTCAAAGTAATTATTTTGAAGAACTTCCGTTGCCTACTGACGAACGGATAGAGAGATACTATCAAAAAGTTCAAATGTTGAACCTTATGTTTGTTAAGATAATTAATTTATTTAAAAAGAAATAATATGTCAAGTTATTTGATTGTTTATTTAAGAAATAAGAAAACAAAGGAAAAGATTTCTTTGTTTTGGTTGCCTACAACTCCAGCAAGGGAATTGTATGAAGTTGTGCCTTATACTGCTAATAAAGAAGATTTTTATGCCCCCTTTACAAAACAATTATATGATGATGTGTGTAATTTTTATGATGAGGAAATAAAAAATTGGGAGAATTATATAAAAAATAATAATGAACATATAGCTATACTTGAAAAAAGAATTGAAAAATCAAGTCAAGAGCTTTATAATGTAATAAGTGATGAAATAAACGATTATGTTAGTTCAAATAATGAGAGTAAAAAAGAAATTGAAAATTTGAAATATTATAAAAGCTTATTTAATTTTGCATACAGTGCTTTTGAAGACAATAATGATTATTCGGAGGATAAAGGAAAGTATGAGCTTATATATTCTTTAGATTGATTTTTAATAATTTTTAAGAAAAAACCTATTGCATTTTACAAATTTTTTTTGTATATTTGCAATAGGTTTTATTTAATAATATGAGTACAGCAGATATAGAATTTGAAAACCAATTGTTTAATGAATATTTTAATTCAAAAGATACTATGAAAGGAGATAAAGTAAAAATTATGACAAACGATGAGATTGTTAATTATGTCATTGATAATGGTCAATGGAGATTACAGTCATCTTTCCCTGCTATGATTGCTTCTGCTATAAAAGAATACAATAATTTAGTAGCTGAAAACAGGAAGCGGCAGATTAATTTTGAAGATATCTTTTTTAATGATGAGGCTTTTGATATTAATTAAAATAAAATAATATGAATCATGATATAACTCATTGTAGCACAGATATGTGCAAAAAAAGAGACAAATGCTTTAGAGCATTGGCATGGAAAGAAGCGGTTGAACGTAAGTATCAATTCGTCAAGTGTTATAAAGAACCTTATAAATTGGATTGTTTTGAATTAATTGATCACCCTGATATAATAAAACCTATATGAAAATAATTGTTATTGGAGACGTACATGGACATGATTCTTGGAAAAGACTTTTAGCCAGAGAAAATAATGAGTTTGATAAAATTATCTTTTTAGGAGATTACTTGGATGGATTTAACACTTCTAAGAAAAAGATAAAAGAAAACTTTTACGAAATACTTAAATTTAAAGAGGAACAAGGAGACAAATGCATTTTATTACTCGGTAATCATGACTGGCATTATGTATCCTTCGGTGAAAGATATAGTGGGTGGAGTAATGATACTTTCAGATGGGCTAATTTAGCAGTTAAAGATTGTCTTGAAAATGAAACAATTAAAATACTACATAGAGAAGATGATATTCTTTTTACACATGCAGGTATTACAAAAACTTGGATGAGGTATTGGTTTGAATCCGATAATCCAAATAAATTACAATTTATAAATTATAAAGATTTATCACCAAAAGCATTAAACTTTACATATGGTGATTCTTTTTCAGAATATGGAGATACAGTGTATAGTTCCCCGATTTGGGTAAGACCTGCTTCATTGTTAAAAGATAAAATAGATGGGTTCAAGCAAGTTGTGGGGCATACTATGATGAATACATTGGCAAATCAAAATGAAGTGTGGTTTTGCGACACAATGCCAAGAGAATATCTTGTCATAGAAGATAATAAATTTATTATAAAAAACTTAAATTAAATAAAATGAAATACTTTACTTGGAAAGAGTTGACTAGGTCATCTAAAAATTTACCTAATATTCCTAATTATCAACAAAAGAAAAATATTGAATACCTCGTGGACCATCTTCTTGATCCGGTAAGGGAAAAATTAGGAAAACCTATTATTGTAACATCCTGTTTCAGAAGTGAACAAGTTAATAAAGCTGTAGGAGGTGCAAAAACTTCACAACATATGGCAAACAACGGTGCAGCCGCTGATTTGAAATGTTACAATAATAGTTTTCTCTTTCAACTTATAAAAAATAATTTTGAATTCGACCAGATGATTTGGGAATTTGGAGATTTGAACCAACCATTATGGGTTCATGTTTCCTTGAAAGAGAAAAACAATAGAAAACAAATATTACGGGCTGAAAAAATTAAAGGAAAAACAGTATATAAACCAATGTAAATTTTCTTCCTTAATTATTGTTAATAATATAATTATTATTTTGATATATTAGAAAAACGATGTATCTTTGTATCGTTTAATTAGAACTAATAATTAGTATTAACATAAATAAAATAAAATGATTAAAAAAGAAATAAATTTAGAAGAAATTTTAAGCACTAAAAGAGGACAGGAAGCAATCAAGGTTATTGAAGATTTGCTCGATTTGATTTTTGATTCTGATGATTGTAATACAGAAGAAAAAACTTCTGATTGTAAGTGTAAGAAGAAGATTTTTACTGAAGAGGTATTAAAGAAACCCCATGAATTAAATCTTGGTGAGTTTATTGTTATAGAGGCTTTGTCCAAGAAGCTTATTCCTGATACTCTTAATAAAGAAGAAATGTTAGATGCAATTACCAATTGCATTATTCATAACCCTATTATCAAGCTGTTCGATTCTTGTGCGGTTAATTTGTGCAACGAAGAAGAAGTTCAGTCTGAATTTGCAAAGTTTGCAGACTGTTATTGCAATCTAATGTCGATTGTGCTAAGCGCATTACGACAGGTTGACATTTCTAAGTTGCGAATTAAGTAGTAAAGTTACGGAAAAGGGCGGTTAAAATGACCGCCCTTTATTTTTTTTTATTCTTCGTTTTTTAAAGATTCAAACATTACTGGTTCAAATATTCTAAATCTACCATCGTCTTCAGCAAACTTAATTACGTCACGAATTTGTGGGTAAAGAGGCAAGGCATTCATTGCTTTGACACCTATTTTAAGTTTTCCCTTATTAGGACCTGCTTTATATCGCTCGTTTAAATTAGGAATAGAGCCAAGTACCTCAAAATATCTTGTTAACAAGCCAAGAGTTGCACTAGGACTTTGAAGAATATCATATATTGAATTGATATTCCATGGTTGGTAAAATTCAATTTCTTGAATAAGACGTCTGATATGATAGTTAACTGCACGAAGTACAAACCTGTCCTCATCTTTATAATCAGGGACTGCAAAGGCTAATAATAACATTAAAGCAAGCAGTGTTACAAATTCTCCAATAAATTTTTTAAGATTTGCTTTTTGAAAATCATTAAAATCATTTAATGCTCCTTTTATTCTGCCTTGACCATAAGCAAGACCAGCCTCATTCATAATGATTTTGGTAATTGCTTTAAGCCCTGTAACATAAAATCCTTCTTCCCATTGTTTGGTGTCGACATTATAACGAGAGCCCATATAACGATTCTCAACAGTGGGCACGATAAACCGTCTGAACAATAAGAGAAGCTTACCCCACCAGTGGCGTAATGCCTCAATTTGATCTTCACGGTTATAAATACCATGCATACGATGATTCATCACATTCATTTTAAGACAAAAATCATAAAGGTCACTTTGCTGATAACCGTTTTTTCTTGTCATTGTGAATTTAGTACCGTCAGGTTTTGTGTAACCATTTTTAATTGATATTCTGCCTGAAATTTTATCACCGTTTTTATTGTACTTATAATCAAACTGAAGAGACTCATAAAGATTTGTTTCGTTACCTCCTGAATCTTTCATTTTATAATTATGAAGCTTGGCAAGCAAAGTAACTAATTTAAGATTCATTTCACCCATATTCATAAACATCCCGGAATTAAACTTTGAAAGAGTACGAAGAGCATTGTTTGAATAATATTTTGTGCCTTCAAGAGTTTCTTTCCATTCCATAGTAGCGTTAAATAATTCATCAAGTAATGCCAATTTACTTGTTTTATGAGGTTTACCGAGTTCTTTTACATATTCAGGAAGTAATTTATGATATTCCTTTTCAGCCCAAGCCCAATCAGACTTGTCAAAATTACCCTTACCAATAGCCTCAATCATTGTCTGGTATTTACCAACCACTATATTATTAATACCTGAAAATACATTATAACCAAGCATAGAGAATGCTGTAAGTCTTAGTATTGTTTGTGTGGTTTTTTCTGGCGAGAACGATCCAGCTTCACCACGAGCATCCATATTGTATTCACTATATAGTTTTGTGTCAAGTAGTTGCCTTAATGATTGTAGCATATTACTACTCGCTGCATCATTAGTAATTGCTTGATCTAATGATGTTTCAGGATTATTTGGATCAATCATATGAAGTATGTTTTTAAAACCATATTTTGTTTTCTGTAATCTACGATACTTGGCACGTTCGTAAGTAAGTTCCATAATATCAGCAACATCATTCATTGCTTTAAATCTGAAACAAGCCATTGTATATTCAATGAGAGAACCGGAAGCATCTGTTGAAAGACTTGAGAGTCTTTCCGGGCTTAATAAACGAGTAAAATAAACAGGTACTTTTCTACGTTGGTTAAATTCAGATGAGGTTTTTCTTGTAATAATTCTTGAACTTCCTTTTGGGTCATTAGGATCGGGAGTATCACTTACTGGGTCTGTATCAGGATAAAGCCAACGATGAATTGCATTAAGCAATTTATTTTTAAATTTTTTACCTTTTCTTGTAATTGCCCTTAAAAATGATTCTTCTCCTATATTGTCAGGTCTATCTTCTGTTAAAGGATTATCCAAATCAAATTCATCCTCAATATCTTCAGTGTTGACAATATCATCTTCATCAAGAGCATACAGAGAGTTTTTCATTAACCCGCCTACTTGTTCAAAAAAACCATTCTTATTATTTAAAATAGCTTCACCAGCAGAAGCGACAACTCTTTGTACAGCACGATAGTAAAGTCCTTCACGTTTAAGACGTATAGTTGATGGAAGCATCGATTCAAGTTTATTTTTTGCTTCAAGATACTTTATAAGGAATCTTTGTTGTGCTTCATTAAGTTTTGAAAAATCATTTGTAATCCATTCTTTTGCACGGGGTTCAATACTAACATTTGTTGTAGGTATTCTTATAGATTGTGGTAGAATAGTTTGTACAAATGTGTTTGTGGAAGCATCATATATATAGTTTTCTATACGTTTTTCTTGAGTAGAATTATTTACAAAAGCAATCCATTTTTCGTGTTTTTGCTTTTTAGTAAGTGTATCATCTTCACTTATTTGTTTCCACACTTCCTTTTTAATAGCACGCCATTTTGGTATAGAAACACCCTCGGTAGTTTTTAGAAAGTGTGTTGGCTTTCCATTTTCATCATTTTCATAAATAAATGAAGTGTCCTTACTGCCAGTTTCGTCAATATATTCTTGTGTAATCTCGGCAATCTCTTTTATAAATAGCTGAGAGGCAATACGAGCTTCTTCTTCCTGTTTACGAAGAGTATTGTTTACTAAATTAATAAGAGGATCTTTTTGAGCATAATAAGCAGTAAATAATCTTGCTACACCACTTATATCCCTCATTGAGAAACTAAGAATATAATCAATTTTTTTCGCATTGTCAACAAGGTTCTCTCTTTGTTGTATGTGTTTTGGAATAATATTATCAAGAGTTTCTTGATCGACTGAATTTTCCCAAAATTGATCAGTTACAATGCTCATTGCTGAAAGAAGTTCACTCTTGAGGCTTGTTAATAATTGATGATCTTCCGATACAACACTTCTTAATTTTTTAGCTGCTTCCTGAAAAGCTTCATCTTTAAGAGTATCATCGATTTTATTATCAACTATTGCTTCTGAAAAATTGAGTAAATCATTTATAATAGGTTCTTGTGTTTCAATAAACGATTTTATTGTATTTATTTGTGTGGAACTGGAAAGTATTTCCTCATACGAAGTGCTTTTAATTTGTACGTCTTTAAGAAACTCCAATTGGTTATTAATTAATTTTTGTATTTTATCGATATATTTACAAAAATGATGTATATTGCGCAGGTCGAGAATTTCCTGTTCTGAATAAAACCCGATACTCGCAAGATTACCAATGTCTTTAGTAGTATCATAAGCCTCTGTTTCATTCTTTACGCTGTTCTCACGACTTTGAATAAACATTTTGAAAGCTTCCGAAGTTGTTTTTATCTCCTCTTTAAGCTTTTCAATGTCTTTGTAAACTTTACTATAATAATTATTTTCTCTTGCAATTGTGTTTCTTATCTCATCAACAACACCTCCTTTTGAAAATAAATCATTATAGTCTTGGAGTAAAGTGTTGACATGAGCCATTTGCTCGCCATATTCATGAAAACGTTGTTTAATTTCATTTCTTTTACTCTCACTGGTTGAAAACGTATGGAGTATAGGTTGTAATGAATCTTCAAGTTCTTGTATAGGATTTGTATTATTTTTATCTCTCCTTTTAAAGAGCTTTTTTATTGAACTCCATATTTTATCAAGATAGCCTTTTATACGGGTTAAAAACGGTCTATTTTGACCTTCTATCATCAAATCGATATCTTTATTGATAGATTTTATTAAAAGCCGTCCTAGAGCTTCTTTAACAATCGCATCAGGACGATTTTGCCCAATGTAATAATCTAATACATCTTCATAATCATTTCCTAAAATTTCTTTTATAAGTTTTTCATCTTGACTTAATATATTTAGAGCCCTTGTCACAGTAGAATTGTTTGTATTACATTCAATTAAGAAGTGTCCTAATTCTTCCGGTAACTTTCCAAGTGCCTCTTGATCATTCGATAATTTTATAACATTTATAAAACCTTTTGCATTCGTAATACCAGATTGTGGATCCATTAGCGCCTTTTCACCATTGAAAAACTCACCCCCAAAAAAATCAATTGACATACCTAAGTTATTTAGGTACTTATTTATTTTTTCATAGATTGCAGTGTTTATTTTTAATGCTTTTGCAATGTTTCTTTTTTCACTGTCAGCAATTTCAACAGTAATATGTGCACTATTACCTTCTTCTGAAATTAAATTAAAGCTACTAATTTTTGCCTTTACCGTATTGTGTTTTTCATTAAAATCAACAACACGTTTCATTATAGATAAATTATCTTCAGGAAGATTTGTATTAAGCTCTTTTTCATACTTTTCAGTATTAATAGGGCTGTCTGATACTATATCTAAATTATCAAATAAAGATTGTAATTCAGGTTCTCCGAATTCATCATAGATAGTAGTAGAACCAAAGTCCCGTTTGTACTCTGGAGATACGGCTGCATTCCAGATTTTCCAGGATTGTTCATAATCAAATTCTTTTCTTAAATTTGAAAATAATTTACTGGGCTGCCCAGATTTTGTTGTTGGATGAATTAAACAACTATGTTTATTTGCCATACTTAATATTATTTATTGTTACAAGCTTGCTTTGTTTGGTCATTTTTTTGTATATTATTAGTATCATGCCATGTCTCAAAAGTGGTATTTTTCAAGCCACTTCCAACAGGCTCTTGAATTTCTTTAGTTCTTTTTGTATTTTCACTAAACTCACTTGCATCTGTTATATTATATGCAATATTACTAAATGCTTCTAATAAAACACCAAGAACACTAAGTTTACTTACTTGCTGGTAAATAACACTGTCTTCTCCTTGTAAAATTGGTTTGAATATAGCACCGTCTTTATTTTTATAATACTTTCCTTCTTTTGCAGATGATTTTGATTTTATTAAATTAGGTAGCGATCTTATTATATATTCGGTAAGTTTTAATGAATTTACATTTATATCTTGTGATACTAATAAATCATTTAATGAAAACTTAGAATCCAATTTCATTTCATCATATGTATTATTAGAAAAATATCTTATATAATCTTTATCAAGAACGTTTGCAAGTGCAATCTCATTAAAATATCTCAAAGGGCTTTTTGATGTATATTTATTAAATCCACTTTGCATAATTGATATAATAAATATTTTATTTATAAATTCTTTTATTTCTTCATCATCGCTAAGCAATAATTTAATAAGATCAGTTCTTATATCATCTTCATTAGATTTACTTAATTTTGTAGGATCTATTTGTGTTTTATTTGAGTTTATACCTTTTAATTGGTTTTTATATTTTTCCAGAGTTGATGATGTTATTTTATCAATATCAATGTTTTTTATAAAAGCATTATCCGGATATTTATTAATAAAAGTATCCTTGTCTGCTATGATGGATTTTAATAATTCACCTCTTTTTTCAAGATTTATATTCTTAAAATATTTATTTAAAAAATTATTCTCCAGGGAGAGCATTGCATAATTATATAAATTATAGATATCCTTTACGTCAGATTCATTAAGATGAGCACCTGTTTGATCAACAACATTTGAGGCTACTTCATTAAGTTTTTCAAAAATATGTTGATTTTGATTATGTAATATAGTAGTTACAAGTACAGGTATTTCGTTATAAATTGTTGCAAGTCTCGGAATTGTATTTTCTGTATTTCTTTTTTTATAACCAAAAACATCAAGTATTTCTTTTGAGAATGTGGTTATAACCTCAGGAGCTTCAACATCTTTGGCAAACTGCTCAAAATTCATTATGGTTGCCAATAATCCAAATGTTGAATTCCATGATATATTAGATTTTGAATCCATTTTAAGAAATGGGGATAAAGTTACAACTTCTTGATTATTCTTAAGTAAGAAATAGATAAGTTTTTCAATATCAATTGCTGTATTTGGATGATAGTTGCAGAACTCATCATAAGATTGTGTTAAGCTATTTATAAGAGAATCAGTTGATATTTCAATTCTTTTATTACCTCTGCCTAAAAATAATTCATCATAATCTGAACTTTTGCTGTTTGAGGCTAATATTGAATTTTTAGTAAGTACATTCAAAGGTCTTGCACCAAATTCATTTTTAAAATTCATTTGCTTATATTTATCTGACAAATATCTTACTATTGGGTGTTGCATAAATAATAAAGCATCTTCAAGCTCACAGCCAAGATTCATTAAACTAGACCAAATACCAATTGAAAAATTATTAAATCCAATAAGATTTAAAAATGCTTCTTTGCCAACATCAGCTGATGCAGCAAGTGGTTGTCTTATAATATTTTGACACGAATTGGTATTATTTACGGTATTTTTTGGTGCAAACTTTGTAGATGTAGTTTTAATTATTTCTGAAGAACCTATCTTGACTCCTTGACCAAACATTGAAGTATTAAGGTGGACATTAAGCTGAGATAATTCTGCTGCTAGAGCATTTCCATTTGCAGACTTGCCAAGCATATCTTTACTTTCAAAGTTTGACTCCTGAATATTGATATTAGTTATAACAGAACAAGGTGATTGCGTTTTATTATAATTTGAAAATAAATCTTCAATTTGTTTATTGGAGAGTTTCATAGCGTTATCATAACACTGCTTTATATCTTTATTGGTTTTTGTTGCTTCTTCAATTGCTAAAAATATTGCAAGTCCTTTATACTTTAATGGCTCATATCCTCCAAATTCATTATAGCCATTAACACCTGTGGGACTGTTTAATGCAGTAAGCATCAACTCAAATAAAGCATTGTTAGCTTGCTCGCTTGTTTTATTACTTTCCAAATCATTTAAGTCTGGCTTTACATATTCTAATTTACCTTCTTTATTTTTTTTCATGGCTGCAATAAAGGTAAATAATTTATCAATATCAAAGTCAAGACCAGCGAGTTTGGTAATTTCAACAGGAAGTTTTACATGGTCGGCCATTCCATAAGTGAATCTTTTTACTTTAATATGGAAGATTGAACAAAGTCCTTCTGTAGGAATTCTATAAAAAATACCATGTTTTAATTCCTCTGGAACTTTATTCATATCAATATTACCATCTTTGTCAATATATTCATTTATTGCATCTTTATACATAAAAGGTATCTCGGCTTCCATATAAACTTCTTTTAAAGAACCGTCAGGATAATATTCAATCTTACACTCTAAAGACTCATCAAGTAATTTTCTAACTTCTGGAGAATCTTTAGATTCGCCATTCTTTAAACGATAAAACAGTTCATTAAGAGCATTAGTAACTTGGACGAGTTGCCCACCCTTTACATTATTTGCTATAATGTCATTTTTAATAACAGATGCAATTGTTTTTGATAATTCGGTAGCACTTGTAAATTCATTTATAGGATACGCAAATTTACCAGTTACTGGGTCGACAAAAAATCTATAATCCGTATCTGAAAACTTACTGTTTGTTTTTAATATATCAGATAATTTTCTATTTAACCTTGTTTTTTCTTCTTCTGTAAGTGGCTCATTTTTTTCAATCTTATTATATATTTCATTTGAAATTCCGAATTTATCAAAAACCTTGTCAATATTGTTTTTGATTTTAATATTAAGAACCGACTGAATTTTTTTATACAAATCGTCCCCGGAAATAGCTTCTTGTTCATCTTTGCCAAATTTATATAAGTAATATTCAGTATTACCACTTCTGTCAATTGTAGCCGGGATTAATCGTGTTATTTGAGTACCGAAAATATCCTCTCTATCCATTGCATGAGCGGGAGTTTCTTGAACAAGAGCGACATCTTCCATTGGCATAAGAGTAACTAAATCCAGATCAATATTGTTTTTATCAGCCATGATTGCATCAAATTCTTCGAAGAAGTTATCAAAAGACGGATTAAATACTTTTCTAATCCCTTCTTTAACGGTTGTTTCATCATTGATACAGTCTATACCATTACGATTCATATGAGCCATTAAACGAATCATGAAGTAGTTCTTTGTTTCAAGAAGGGTTTTCAAATCATCAAGGCATACTTCTGAGTTTTTATACTCAGTGGCTGTACTTCTTTTTGTAGCAGGATTGTTGACGACTGTTGAAGAAAATTGTTTTATAGAACCTGATATAAAATTTGTTTTATATTCTTGTTTATATAAGTTATTTATTCTTTCTTTTAATTTATCAAGCAAGTCAAATCTTCCTTGTTCAATAAAATTACTTGCTTTATCATAAATATCTATAAGTTCATTATAGATTTTTTCTTCGGAATAACTCAATTTTCCAAGCTGACCTAAATATCTTTTTTTATAAGCAATTGATATTATTGACTGACCATCGGCTGCTTCAATAGTTGAATTTAAAATTTCCTTTTTATTGGCTTCTACTTCTTTTGGTCTATTACTTGCATTGCCTTGAGTAGTCATTATATTGGCTATACTATTATAAAATTCAGGATTTTGAATGAATTTTTTTGATTTTACATTAGCCCATGTAATTTCTACTTTCTTACCCTGTGTTATGTTAGTCCTGTTATCATATAACTCACCATTAATATCCCTTGCAGTCTTGTCAATCTCTTGACCATTACTTATAAGCTCATTTGCACGCTTGCTAAATGCTTTTGCAGAACCGTATCTTACAATATCATTATGGAAAATAAATGTTTGTTCAGCAAGAGAAGCGTCTGAATTGTATACAAACTGATTAATTAAAGCATCTAAATTTGTCTTATATAAAGGATGGTGTTCATTGATACCAGTAAGTTTATATTCATTAGATTGTTTATCAAATACAAATCCTAATTTATCAAGTAAAGAAGGGAATTCGAGAAGGGTTTTCTTTAATGATGCTGCTTCGGAATTAAGAGTAAGTGCAATAATATTATCTTTATTACTATCTACTTTAATAAATGTATTACAAACATTTTTGAATTCTTCTTCTTTATTAACAGTTTCATCGTATATTAACCTATAGAGATTACTTATAAATTTAAGTTGAACGCTAGTATAATTATGCGTGTGATTTAGTTTTGCTTCACCGTTTTCATCAACTCCAACTACATTGTTTATTTCATAAAGATATTCATTAAGTGCGGGAAGATACGCAAATCTTATTCCCCCATTATTATTAAAGTTAATTAAATATTTACCATTAACTTCATTTATTTCAGCAGAAAATCTTGGTTCATTTGTTAATTCAAGAGGCTCCTCTCCACGCTGTTTGCGTAATTTATTATCTTTTTTATTCTGCACTATGGAATTATATATATTCACCATACGCATAATCTCCATCATTGATTTTGCAGCAAGTGATTTTAAACATAGACTGGGTCTATTGTCTCTATAATTTACAAAAGCAACTTGTCTGCTTTTATCAGATAGTGCATAACTAGTATAAAGACTTCTATCGTCTTTTATTGTATCCCTTGAATTGTTTATATAAGCTGCCAGTTTGTTAATAATTATATCATATTTGGAAAGTTCACTAAATTTTTTTCCATCTTGTACAGCAAAATTTAAATGTTGAAAATTTTGTATATTGTCTTTATCAGAAGGAATTAACTTAGCACTTTTTTTACCAGCTTTTGCATCTTTATATAATTTATAAAGAACAGAGTGATTACTCACAGGAACACCTCTTTTATTTTCATCTTCAAAAACCAATTCATTTGCATCGTGGTATGCTTTAAAATAATTATCATTTTCATACTGCTGTTCATACCAGTTGATGTATTCACCATTGGTTAGTGAAGTCAACCAAGTAAAGCGTCTTGATAGTTTGTCTTGATAGCTAAAGCTATAATAACCGTCTTTACCACGATAGAAGTAAGACACTAAATTTACATGTGCCTTTTCACTTAATACAAATGAATTTTGGGTATCCATTACAGTTCCTATGAAATCAAACATATTAGGCAGTTCAGAAACACCTGTTGCATTTAAAGCATTTTCTATTTGGTCTCTTAATCCATCTGTTTGAGTAAAAATAGGGAGATATGTATAATACTCATTTCCATATGAGTCATAATTACACGTAAAGCTTGTGAAAATACCAAGTAATTCAGTATCAGTTATATCAAATCCAAGTTGTTGACAACCTAATCTGTTTATTAATGTTTTAAATGCATCCATAAAGGAATGATTATTTAATTCCCTTATAGGTTTTGAGAGTTCCGCTCTTATATTTGCTATAAACTTTGCCTTTTCGGAAGCTGAAAAAGAATGCCCAGACGTTTTAAGCGAAGGTGTCGAGGATATTATATTATATTGATTTTTAATACTTTTAAATAAAGGCTCAAGCTCCTTTGATCTGTAATTTGAATTATATGAAATTACTTTATTATCTACATTGAATATAGTCTGTTCTCCAGAATCTTTTTTTCTTTCAACATAATCTGTAATTGCATATTTATAAAACATACCATTAAATTGAAAGTTTGGAAATTTAAGACCATATATATCATTATCACCAACCTCAACATCAAAGAATATTCTATACTGTCCTCTTAATGTTTTCCAAGCAAGAGTTGCAAACTTGTTTGAACTTTCAATTCTTTCAAGAATATCTTTTGTATAAGGATAGTTTGACAAACTTTTTAATTTGTTTTTTAAATCATCACTGTCAGTACAATCATGGCATTCTTTTGCAAGTTGGTTGAATATATTCCAAGGACTATAATAATGCACTTCACCATAAGGACTTATATCATTTTTCATTTTGTTAGGAATGCCACTGAATAATTGGATAATAAGTTGTTTGTCATTTTTTGCTCTATCCCAATTCAAATCATCTTTCAAAGACAACATAGTACCTATGACATCGAATTCTTCAGATGGCTTTTCTTCTTCATTTGTAGCCTCATCAACATCACCCTTATCTACTTCCTCTATGTCGTTTTTAGAATCAAATATATCAATATCATCTTCTAAATTAAGCTGGTCAAGAGTTATAGAAGCAACACTGTTGTTTTTTACTTTTATATCATAAATATCATTTATTTTATTTCTCACCTGACTTTGTAACAGTGCTACAATAGAATCTCTTTCATAAGAATCGTCAGCTAATATATCATAAATATACGCTTTACTTTTATTAGCATTTACAAGTGATTGTAATTTTAAATCTTCAATTGCATTATAAAACAAATCTTTGAAAGTACAGGTACTTATTGACAAAAATTTCTTTATATCACGATTCCTGGAAATCTCAAGCATTCTCTTGTATGCAGGAGTATCCTCTTCAAAATTATGAATAAATGCCCAAGCGTCGAAATTATATAAAAAGGATGATATATCACTGCTTATAATATCAGTTATAGCTTGTTTTATAACATTATAATCAGTAAGTGTTACTTTCTTTTCATTAAGCCATTTTTCAGTCATATAGACTTCTTTGACGCCATTAAACTCAAGTTTTTCAAGCTCATTCTCTTTTGAAAACTTTTGCCACTCCTCATTAAGCATGTTTTGAAGCTCATCATTCCTTGTTACATAGAGTGTTTCGTTATTTTGAGCATCATTAGCTTTAGATCTTGTCTCTTGCATTTCAATAAGAGTGGTATCGTCTTCTATACCTGCAAAAGAGGATAAATTAAAGAACTTGTTAAGTCTGTCATTATGGAAAGCTTCGTTGATACGTCTAAAAGTCTCAGTTGCGCCGAATGCTTCGACTGAGTCTTTAAATTCGTTTGATAAAAATAAATCATAGCTATCATTTCCAGTAATTTGTTTGCATCTATTACTGATTCTTAAAGCATTTTCATCTCCAAAATATCTAATAAAATCCTGAATGACAGGAACGCTTTTATTTAAACAATTTAATTTACTCATATTTATATATTCTTTTATTTAGCACTCAACTGCGTTTTTAGTATCGTCTTCTGTAATTAATTCGGCTTTTAATTCTTTTTCAATGTTTTTTACAATCTCGATAGCATCATTCTGACTTAACATATTATCAATATTTCTTATAGAAGTTATAAGTAATTTTTTTCTTGAACTATCAATCTTTTGTTTTTCTGATTTAATATCACCTATTATAAGTTGTTTTATTGCTATATTACTTAAACCAGGAACAGCTCTGTTAAATATAGCATCTATAGAATCATTTGAAGTTTTAGGAGCTTCTGTAGGAGCGGTATCTTCACCCTTAAGCTCGACTTCTTCGGCTGGTTTTGTGTAGTTTCCAGAGCTCTCAACAGGTTCAGTTTGTTGTTCTTTGTCTTTATTAAGAGCATACTTAAAGTAAATGTTACTTTCGCCAACAAAGGCCTTTGTAGTAAAGAGATAAGGTTTTAATTCATTGAATCGTTTGTTGTTTTCAATAAACAACTCGCTTGGCCTGTATGGTAAAACAACATTGGCATCTATAGCGGCTTGAATTATATTATTTGATATTGTATCAACAGAAGTTGTATCAATTGGCTTATAAAAAGTTTTATCAGAATCGTTTTCTTGTACCGAGGCTACTAATAAAGGCTGGCCCTGCTCACCTTCTGATATCCTTATATTAAAGTTTTTCTGAGTAGAATAAAACAAATTACTTACGTTATGTAAATCTTCAGAACCAGGACTTACTTTTCCTTCAAGATATTTCTGTGCGAATTCTTTGGTCCCTTCAACAATCGATGATGGAATCAAATCAATACCTACGGAGGATAATCCATCCATTTCCACAGAAGCGTTTGCCTTTGTATAATGTCTTATCTTTTCTTCCCCTGTGCTAGTCCTATATGTAACTCTTGTAGGAGTAAATATATAAACACGACCTGATTGCAGATCGTCAACTTTAGAACCGAGTAAGTCTTCCAATTCAGAAGAAGCTATAATCTTATCAGATCTGCTTGATTTATTAGAATAAAATGAAGAATCACCTTTGATAACATATAAACAATCATTATCTGGATCAAGTTTATCAAGAGAATTTTTCTTACCATCTTGTTCAAGAAGAACATTTGCTTTACTAGTTATTATTTTTGTTATTTTACCAGTGATGTCAGTAAGTGATTTATCACTTTCTTTTATTTGTTTTAATATATGAGCATCAGATACAGAATCAATGATGCCTAAAAGTTTACGACTTGCAGGATCATTTGATGACCAAATACCAATTAGATCTTTTATACCATCAATACCGCTGTTATTATTTGGATCTACATAGTCAAAATATAAAGTGGAATCAACATTATTTTCAAATACTTCATTTGTATCACGTCTTACCATTGACATATAAGAATCATTCTCTTCAAGTATATTTCTTATATAATCATATAATGGTTTATTTTGTTTTACTTTAGCCGAGTTATCAGTAATCTTTGTAGATTTATATTTAGCCGGTTGTTTGTTCTCGTCCTCATAGTCAGCTTGTGTTACAGGGAACTGACTTCCCTCTTCAGAGTTTTCAAAATCTTTTGGTTCCGGTTTGTAGTTGTCTATAGAGGGTGCAAAGTACTGTCCATCGCTATAACGTACAGTATATTCTTTTCCTCTGAAAGATTTAGGCTCACCACTCGCAGTTTCTATACCTGTAATATTTCCTTTGTCATCGACACTTGTTATCTTAATATCAAATATCTTATCATCAATTGTAACATTATTGATAACAGCATCTTTTTCAAACTTTAAGACATTATACTTCAAGTTTGTAGCATTTAACTTATTACCAATAACAATATGAAATTGTTTATTGTCTTCAGAATTTTCTGTCTTAACAAGTAATGAACTTAAGAATCTAATAACAGAATCAACCCTGTTTTTATCTGGGAAAACTTCTTCGACTATTCTCCGTGCCTCATCTACGTTGGGTGTATCTTTTGCAAGGTGTTTCAAAACATCGATATACTCAGGCTGAATAGTCACTCCTTTGATTACATTGTCAGAGTCATCATATACTTTGATTAATTTTTGCTGGAATTGCTGTGGCTGTTCTTGATTGACAGGAATTCCCTGTTGTGCTGACGACTGTGGTTGGTTGTTTTTTATGGTATTGTTATATAAAAATAATATTTCTTTGCAGAATTGTTTAAAATTAGATACAACCGCATCGTCTTCTTTTATACTTTTTGAGAATTTAAAATCCCAAGTATTGTTTTTAGTTAAATTAGCAGAACCAACCCATTTTAGCCCTCCTGTCTCTGCCTCAGTCTCTATTCTTATTTTTAATGTTTCTTCTGCATCTGAATATACACATTTTAGATAATAAGCATCTAAATTCCATTTTTTACTAAGACTTTCTTCATTCTTATCAAAAATACTATCAATGGTTTTACTTTTTTCTGAAAATGATTCCAAACTTATATTTTCTTTAGTTTCAGATTGCTCTTTTTTTGGCTTATTTTCATAAGTAAAAAATGAATAAGGGCTGTTTATTTTTTGCTGAACAGTATTCTCTTCAAAATATTTTATCAACTCTTGAGATTGCCACAGCTTTCCTAATACATTAAGCATTGCTTGCTGTTCCGAGTCCAATTCTACTGAGCTGTTCGACAAGGTATATAATGTATAGTATCTATCAAATAAATTTGCATATTTTTTATGAATGTTTGTAAATTCCCCATTCTCACTGAGCATCTCTCTAATGCCGCCCTCACCGGTTAAAGCAGTAAGTTCTTCGGCGGGAGTATTCGGGTCTTCTATTAACTGTTTTACATCTGTAAGCAAATTAATATATTTTTTAGCCTCTCTTATAAGTTTCTTTAAATGATTGCTTGCTATTCCAAACTTATTTTTAATACCCTCATCATCTTCAGGAAATGATTTTATTATTTCAGGATTAAACTCGCTTCCTTTACCGCCCATTTCAAAAAGTAATCTAATAACTTCACTATCAGATTCCATACTTGGGGCTTTTTGCAATGCACTTACTATCTCATTACCTTTGGATTTAACCGTACGCTCATTAACTGCGTCTTCAGTCTTTTTAGCAGCCTTTTCAGCTTCTTGATTAAATGCAGTGGGATTTGTTATTTTATAAATATGCTCTTGAAGTTTATCAGAAGTGATAATATCAAAAACATACTCATCAAACTTTTCTTTAAGATCTTTGAAATCAGTACCTTCAGGAAGCAGTTCTTTATATGAATTTTCAACTTCAAGTATGGAATCCCGTATTGCATTCTTATCACCTTTATCGGCTATATCATATAACTTATTGAAACCTTTGAGATTATAAAAAGATTCTTTATTTAGTAAACTAGGTAGGGGGTCAGAAAAAATAGATTCTTCAGAGAATTTTGCTTTTGTCAAACCGATAAGCAAGCTTTTGATTTTCCAATACGCTTCAGGATCACCCTTGAAATTGTTTACAAGAACATCATAAGCATTAGCCTCAACATCACTGTAAAGATCAAGTAATTTTTTTATATCACTTGCATTTTTTGCTATTCTTTTTAATAACTTATCCCTATTGTGAGCATTATAATTTTGAAGAAGGGATTGATTATCAGATGACACTATACTTGAAATTACCTTTGAATTTATAAGTTCCTCAATAAACTCCTGTGATTTTTTAGCATTTTGAGTCTTGTCTATATTTTGCAAAAAATTCAACCAATTGTCAAAATAATCTGATATACCCATTTGCACATAAGTATCATAGCCCATTAAGATACCAGACATAACTTTGTTTTTCCACTCAAGCAATTGAATAAAGTTATTTTCATTGGGAGCATCTGAACTTTGGTCATTTAAAGCAACATCTCTGATTGCATTAAGCACAACACCTGTACGAAGCATATCCATCGGGCTCTTGCCAAGTGCATTAAGTTTGCGCATTTCACTAGACTCCTCGCCAGTAAGGTAATCTTTTACAGACATATAAGCATCTCTTTCATTACCTTCGTTTGACCTGAATTGTTTTGCGAGTTTTTCGGCTTGCTTATATCTGTCCTGATAGGCCTTCCACTCTTCTGCACCACCAAAAGTCCAGCCAGTAATACCTTTCTTACCCTGTCTGGATCCTTTCTGATGCATACCTACAGTAGGCAATCCCAATAAACCAGTGAGAAAACCAATCATACCTTCTTCCCATCTTTCAGGATTAAGATAGGTTTCTTGAAAACCCTTGCCAACTGCTCTCCAAAAACCAGTTTTTTCTTGAGAATATCTTGGGTCAAGCAAAGCTTGGTAATCACTGAAAAACATATCGTTCATTTTACTGCCATAGCCTTCCTTCGAAGACTCAGAAAACAAGCCTTGTGACATTTCCTCGAAAGCCTCGGCAAGGCCGTTTTTTGCTGCGAAAGCAGCTCTTCCAAGTCTTGGGTGGTCCATCCAAAAACTATTCTTCAAAGCAACATCGGTAACAAGACCATCTTTACCAGTCACTTTAAAAAGTTTTGTATAATCACGGACAGAGTTTTTAAGCAAGAACTTTGGATTGAAGAAGGAATCCCAAAAGAATTTGTTGTGAGCAGTAAGGAATGCAACGTTAGCACCATAAGTAGTAAGACCAATGTTATCAGCGGTCTTTACTATATTTTGAATAATCTCACGTTCTTTTTCAGCACGGTAGTCTTCAAAATCTTCAAAACCCTCATTATCATTTTGAAAATTATCATGAAGTTGGTTTTGAAAATATTCGGACTTCATATAATCATAAGCTTTTGGAAGAACCTCATCGATATATTCTTTACGAGTGTTGTATCCTTCAACCGTTGCCTCTGTTGCAGAAGCATTCAAAATACCGGCCCAATTACTTATTGAATTTTTTACTCTTTCATTTTTGAGATACTTATTTATTATATCAAGTTTCTGAGCGGCGTTATTGTTTTTAAGAGCCGTAATAAGTTCTGGTATTTTTTCATCTGGTATCTCTTCAAGAGCAACACCTAAATTAGCTGCTCTCTTAATAATTTCCTTTTTGCCTAATGCCTTTCCAAGGAGCGAATCAACCATGTTCCCGTGAATTTTACCACCAACCATTGCTCCAACAGTAAATCCCATACTAGGCAGGGCATCTGCAAAAAACCAGGTGAAGGGGTGATGAACAACATTTGTCCACCAGCTATTGTTAAGTTCCTCAGTAGTTTTATAAAAAGGCATACTTTCGATAAGAGCATCCTGTGCTTTGTTTATTCCCTGAGAAATAGGATTAAATATAATGTCATATAGAAAATTATGCTTTTCCTCTTCAGGTCTTGTAGGGTCATTTTCAAGATAGTCAACAGCGTGTTTGATACCACCTATGAGCATTCCAAATGGTAAAGAAACACCTTCTGCAACTGTTCCCACAGCTCTAGTCCCAAATTGCCCGAGAGAAGCAAGCGCTTCAAGAAAAGGTCCTTGTTGGGCTGCTCTAAAATCAGTTAAATCGCCATATGCCATGGCGATATCTGGAATTCTATAATCATATTTTGATGAGCCAAATCCCTCTTGGATTTCACCTCTTCTTATATCATCAGGGGTATAATTACTTAATCTTTGTGATCTGTAAAAATTTATATTATTATTTTCTAATTTTAAATTATTAGATAAATATTTTTGATAATTATATAAACTTTGTAACTCTTGAGCAGAAGGGACTGAAGACATTCCCCTCATCTCCTCTGTAGTTTGTAATGCTGTTCCCATAAATTATTAGTTTTTATTTTTTGGAGGTGTATTTTTAGTCTCTTCTGAACTTCCTATATAAGCTGTTTCTATGGCATTTACATAACGCATATTTATATCATCTTCGTAATTACGATCCTCTCCTTTGAAATATGCTTCACTAAACAGACTGTAATTATTTAAAATATTTTTTTGTACTTCAGAACTATTATACATCTTAAAAAGAGCAATTTGCTTCTCTAAAGAAGCAGCTTCACTGTTTTCATTAACTCTGCCAACAATATATCTTTTATCAATAGCGTAATCTTTTAATGTACCGTTGTCAGAAAGCGTTATGAATACATAGTCCTCCTTGTTTTTAATATTTGGATAGACATTATAAGTTGATGGTATGAAAGAAACACCCATTGCATCTAATCCGGAGTTCGAAAAATTGGAATCATCGCCAAGTACTTCATTCGATAATGTTCCCTCGTCTGTAATTTTAATTAAGTTATTTTTATTATTAGCAATGAAAGCATTAATAGTTTGGCTATTTGTAAGAGTTCTTCTGATAGGATCATCATGAAGAAGAAACGACTTTTCATAAAGCACGTCCTTGTAGGCATTGGAATATGCCTTTTGCTCATCAGCACTGAACTTGGCTCTTCCTGTCAAATTTGCAGAATATATTTCTTGAGGAGATTTATTAAGCAAATGTTGGTATTTCTTACCAAGACGTTGTTTCATTCTATTTGCAAAAACACCACCTATTTTATTTGGAGCAACCGTACTTTTTACATCGTAAGAAGTAGGCCATTGAGCTATCTCTGTTTCAGTCAAGTCAAGCACTTTTTCTTGAACAATGTTTGAAGGTCTGTAAATAGCACTTCCGGGATAAGGAGTGATATTATTATTTTGTACTTCTTCCAAAGCCTTTATTCTTCTGGCCTGAGAAACATTAGCGGCAACTTTATCCCACAGATTCTCATAAGTCTTTAATTCATGAGTACCGATTGCATTTATAATACCTTGTTTTTGATATCCTGCAAGTTCACCCATGACTGCTGGATTTGAATTCTGTAAGCCGTTGATATCATATCTTTGATTGACAGTATCCAGACCTAACATCAATTTTGCTCTGTCTTCAGGAGATAATTGAGTTTGGTCTGCAAACCACATAAGAGCTGTTTCAGCAGGCATTCCATTACTGATCATATCAAATACCTGCTGACCGAATATACGAATATCTTTACGTTTTGTAAGGCCGAAATCATTAAAAAGTTTTTGGAGTGTAGTTGTAATGTCATTCATATATTGTGTGCCTTTGAAACCTTCAATGGCTCTCTGTGAAACTCCGTTGAGATTCTCACTTACAGAAACTCTGTCCCAGGAATATCTTGGGATATAATCGGGATTTTGTGCAAGTATGCCAACACGCATATCATGAGCTTTCTTGTAATTCTCAACAGCACCTTCAACAGGTTTTACTTTATTTGCGTAATCAGAAGCAAGTGACATTACATTATTGTAAACATGACCACTAAGACCTCTTGAAGCAAGGTGGTATGTAATATCATTAAGACCGTTACGATAGCCTTTAATAGCGTCATACATAGCTTTGTCTTCAGGATGGGCCTCTGGATCAAGATAGGGTTCAACACCTGCAGCAGCAGTGTCAAGAGCACCCAATTTTGACTCTTGTTCGTTATGAGCTGCTGTAAGTTCTTTAGCAGTTGTATAAAGTTGTTCGTATGTATACGGTTGGAAAACCGTGTTTGCCATATAATATCTTGCCATAATAAAGTTATCTTGATTTCATAAATAAATCCCAATTCTCAGGAGAATCTTCAAGGTCGTTTCTTCTAAGCCAACGATCATAATCAAAAGCAGTTTTGTAAGAATTGAATGAGTCATAAGCAAGACTCGGGTTAGAATCGACATAAGACCTGTAAGAAAGTTCCTGACCAATGTTTTGAAGATTCTTGATATAAGTATCCCTTGCCTGATCAATCGCGGCTTTACGGGCATCTTTAGAGGCTTCATGGACCATTGCAGCCTGACCAACAGTATTAGCCCTGTGTTGGGTATTGTACTGATGGATTGCACGGAGCCTCTCGTCATTGAACTGGTCGAGCTGATTATTGTAAGCAGTGACATTATTGAGTCTGTCAAAGTTCTGCTGAGTTTCGTGTGCATACATATCGCCAAACTGATTGTTGAACGCACGGTCGACAGCCATATTGGCTGCAGTGTTCAATCGGCTGTTCGGGGAGTACTCATTGTTTCTTGAGATTGCCGCAGCACGAGCAGACTGCATTACACCGAGATTACGATAAGCATCAACAGGTTGGAATACTTGATGTCTGCCAATAGGACCTGTGTAAGGTATTGGATTGTACTCACCACGAAGGAAATCAGAGTACCATGTATCCAGTTTTTCAGGGCTAACCCAAGAAGCAAAAGCATCTGCGGCTCCAGCAAATCTCAAAGGATTCATAATACCAAGAGCATTTCTTACACGATCCCAGTTACTATTTGTATTTTCAGTCTGAGGATTGGTGGAATCTGCAGTAATTGGAGTTTCATTACTGGCAGTAGGCAGGGTCATGGATGTTCTAGTAGGAGTTGATTTGATATTTGGATTATCATAAACAAAAGGCCAAGGATTGGTATCATTATATTCGTGTATTCTACCCCATTTACTATCTGTGCTAAGTCTATAAAACTCATCGGGAGTATATTGTGTACCATACTTGGTATTAAAAGAATTGACATAATCATTAATAATATTTTGATCACTTTTATCCCACCATTTTTTAAAATTATCTTCAAGATCACTTATATTGTTTCTACCAAAAGCAGGTGAACCACCTACTGCATACGTTCTAACAGGTCTTGTGTTAACCCTGCTGCGTTGCAGTAAGTAACTATCATATCCCAACAAGGGATCATAATAAACTTCAGGACCATATTCCAAAGCACCGCCAAGTGCACCATAATTCCCATAAGGATCTTGCTGTTGCATTTGCATACCCATTTCATTCTGAAGAGGCATCTGCTGTGCTTGTTGCTGCATAGCCGCTTGCTGTTGGGCTGCTTGTACTTGAGCCTGTTGTTCCTGTACTAAAGCAATATACTCTTCAGGAGTCATACCATTAGCAGCAGCAACCTCGTTTATCTTTTGCTCCTCTTGGGCTTCGAAAAGTCTGTTAAGCAGTAAGTTTTTTGTTTTGTTGCTGAAAGGATCATTGCGACCTTCAAACATGTCAATAATCTTTTTTGCTGAAAGAGCATAAGATTCAGTAACGAGATTGTTGTTCAAATTATGTTTTGCAAATAACTCGGGGTCAGGTGTTATTCTATTTGAAAAAACACGTTTTTCGTTAGAATCGAGGTCAGTATAAACAACCTCACCCTCTTCAACTAAATTAGGTGTACCATCTCCGTCAGTACCAAGCTGAACACCACCATAAGGATTTTGTTCGTGGATACCTCCGGAGTCAATTAAATTATTATTTGTGTTGTATAGTTCTTGATTTGAATATTGTGAATTCATAGTTCCTCCTTGTTCGAATCTGTTAAACCTGTCTGAAATACCGCTCATCGTAAAAAGTCTGTTAATACCTTGGGCTACCATACGATTTGCAATTGGGGCGGCTAGAAAATTTGCATAATTGCCTTTTGCAACATCGTTGCGATATGTTGCGTTTTGCATAAATGCTTGGCCTATACCTGTAGTAAGCCCAGCGGCAGCTCCTGCTATCGTACCCCAAGGCATATTGATTTGGGAGCCAGCAGCAGCTCCTTCGTTCATTTTTGTGAATATATTGAGAGCTTGTTTGCCGGCCTTGGGTGCATTTATTGAATTAGTGTCATACATATGGGTATGAGCATTAGCTATATCGTAAGGTGTATTAAGCGACATAGTATTGTAGTTCATACCAGATAAATCAACTTGGGATCTATTGGCCTCAGCAAGATCACCAGTCCATTTACCTATAGTGGCTGCAGCGCCAGTAATACCCTTTACAAGTTTTCCTATATTAAAATTGGAATTGCTACCGGAATCTTCTTCTTCGGACGAATTGGCAAGACTGCTGGCTTTTTTTGAAAGATTGTACAAATTCCAGTTTGCATTTGGTCCAATCCCAGTACCAGATCCAACCTCATTATATTGCACTACACCATCCTCAAGATCATATCTTGGAAGATTAAAGTCCATTGGAAAAGAATAGTTACTCATGTTTTTCTAAAATAATTATTGTAAATTTAATAATTAGATATATAATATAAAAATAAATATAAAAAATTTCAGTATTTTTAACTATTTGTCATTCTCATCAGCAGATGCAACCAAAGGCTGTTCGAGGATTGAATAGTTTATCGAGAAGTTATGCAAGTTGTTAGTACCATCAATAAGTCCAGAATCGGTATGTTCAAACTTAACCCTGCACCAAGTACCACGGATACGATTCATCTTACTACCGACCTCACGAGGGAACTCGGTTCTCCAAGTCCTGAATTTTATCCTTGTGTTTGTTCTGTTGAAACTAAGTACGCCAGTTTGACGGTAATTTGTTACAGTAAGTTTATTATACCCATTAGCCCGTAAGAATGTACCGTTTGTATCATAGCACTCGTTATCGTAACTGATGAAGTTATACACTTTGTCATATAAAGGATAAGGATTGGCGAGTATGTCAATATAATATCCCTTCTTCTTGAAATAGAATGTATGATCTTGTGTATAGTATTGACGGAACATCCATGTAGATTTGTTAGTTGCATTCGATACAATAAATGAATAAGAGCCGTCAGAACTGTTTACAATGTAAGGTACATTATTGTACGAATAAAATGAAGTGAAGCAACCTAATGGAAGATTGAGTGATAGACATACATCTTTGTTTATAAAATACAAGTCAGAGTAATACGGGTCATAATAAGATACAAATCCCGTACGTTCTTTTGAATTGTCTGACATTGGTATTGAAGATACATAACTACCAGCCTCCCAGACACTGTTGGCAAGACTTAGATTATCCTTTGACCATGATTCAAAGCCAAGCAAAGCCGATACATGATTGACTTGATCTCCACCAACCTTACCAATGATTTTCTTTTGATTGTCCATAAAATAAACACCGTCAACTGCATTGGTAACAGTCCATTTGTCCTGACAACCATAGGTTCTGTCGAGATAGGCTGATCTTGTAAGTACAGATGAACTTGAAGCATTGATTTCAATCACAGAGGCTTCTGTTGAAAGTAAAGCCTGGGGATTAATATCAAGTAATGAAATGCCATGTTCTTGGAAACAAAGCACTCTATTGGAAGGTGCGGTTATAAGTTTTGAAATCATTCCTTGGGTTCCATCTGCATAGAAAGCATTGGATGACGGGAAGGTTCCGAAAGAATCAAAACTTGAGCCAGTAACCTTTATTGGTGACCATTGAATTAATGTAGGGAAGTGCTCAATTCTTGTAGACTCATAGTTTTCATTCTTTTCAAAATAACTGAAAATGTTGTTAGGCTGCGAGTATACAGGATTGATTTTACTAACCTGTTCAACCGTACCATTCATTATATATGAAAAATCAGCGTCATTGTACAAAGCCTCGTGATTATTGTATCTACCGTCAAGATTGATATAAGTCTCTATATAAAGAGAAGCACATTCACTGATGCCATTTTTAACCTGTAAATCAACGGGATCACCAGGCAACACCGTCTTAAGGCAGTTATATCTGGTAGTATAAGTGTCACCTTCAAGATAATGCAGCACGGGTAAGGTGGTTGCTACTGGTTTTTCTTGACTTTGTGAAACGGTTGCATTGCCGGAAGGACGTAATGCATTTATAATATCATCAATCAGTACAGACTCGCCACAGGGTCTCCAAGAATAAAACTCCACATTCTCTGTATAAGGAGAAGTGTTTTCATATGCCTTATTGACATAATCAGCCAGGAATAGATGATACGAGTCTTTTAAACCGCTGATTGAATAATAGCTCGTGCGTATTTGATTAAGATCGCTTGTAGAATTTTTACGCATCCAATAAGGATAGTCCGTAATATTATCCTCAAAAATAGTATGACCTATTTGTGGGTCTGGTAATTTTTCTTTGGTAATGGGAACCCAATTACCAGTATGAGGATAAATATAATTTGCGCATGACCAAGACAATCCAGGGAAGTACCATCTTAAATATCTGATTCTAAATGTATTACCTATATCATACTGAGCAAGTGCCTGTGTGCTATACTGACTTGTGTAGAAAAGAGTGTCACAATTTGAAAGATCCTGTTGGTAGTAATTTATATGAAAAGAGGACCTTCTTATAAAACTGTCTCTTATAGTAGAGTTAGTTACAAAATCTTTATAATAAAAATCAAAGGAGTACTTATTACCAGTAGTAATAGCTCTGCTAGGAAGAATAGTTTTTATAGTTTTGACAGAATTATCGCAAAAAACAATATGAGGACTTGATATATAATCAAACTGACAGATTTGCGGAAGCCCACTTATGCCTTTTCTAAATCCGGAGACTGCAGTATAATATTTCTCATTGTCCATGAAATCACGTTCGTTATTGCCGAAAGTGACATGACCACTTTTAGTAAACAACTGGGGAAGGTAACCGCTGAACACAAGATTACCAAAAATAGAGAATTCATAATTCTCCTCATTCCACCCTTTGGAAACCATCGAAAGCTCACCTTCGTTACCATCACTCAACACATTTCTCCAGCCTCTGTACCACTTTGTAGCAGCGGTAAGCGAAACCGTATCATACTTGATAAGATCATTTTTATCAGTACCGTACTTCTGCAATGAATAATTATCTCCGAGGTAGGGTATTGTTATATATTCGAAGTCTTCATTTATAAAATGATTTTCAGTATCAAAGGAAATATCTCCTTTGAAATAACTTGTTGTATTGCTATACAACACGGACGATGTATAGTTATATATAGGTCTTGAGTCAGCAGCAGTTTCATAAGGTGTTGATGTACCGCAGAATGGTATGTTTGCATTAGTATGCATTATTGGATATACAACATGTGCATAATAAGGATCAAACAAAGCATTCGGGAAGTCAGTTGAGAACTGTCCATAGTAATGACTTCCGTATACAGACGGAGTTAATCCTCTGTACTTTCTATTCAAAGAATGCACAGTGACACTTGAAGGAAGCGTATAAGGATACGTCATTGTAACAAGATGTCTCTGTTTAACCTCTCTGGCATTGATTAAATCTGCAGGACTTACATAATTCCAGAAGTCCGCTCTGCCACCGATAGGATCATCCCAGTACTGACTATTGTTAAAAGAAGGATCGGTTTCAGTTGATCTTGGACGGGACCACCATCCATAGAAATAACACAGATTGCCTCCACCTGATATATTCTTTGTAGAAAGATCGTCTGCATAGGTATCATCGAACTTTCTACTACCACTATTCCAATGGTTTTCTATCGGGTCACTAAGAGCAAAGAAATTCTTCCAGTACTCACCATTTACATTTGCACTGTTTGTAAAGACATTAAGATAATTTAAATTAAAATAACTATTGTCTACAAATGTTTCAAGTGAGATACCAAGATTGGCAAAAGCCGTAATACGCTCGGCAAGAGCCTTGCCGCTTGTATAATCTCCTCCTAATAGCTGTGAAAAGTCAGCATTATACAAATCACCAAAAGCATTATAATTATTACCAAGATCACTTGCTTCGGTGTATATAAGAGGGCATATATTTTTCAAGTCGTCTCTATTGGCACTGAGATTACTGTATTTTCCAAAAAATATCTTGCCACTTGTAATAAGAGTGTCCTTCTTTACATTGTCCTCATCGGCATCATATCTATGGCACAACTCACCATAATAGGTCTGTACCATTTGTGATATGGATTGGAATGTAGATCTTTTAACCCTTCTATGAGATGCCCAATTAATTGAAAAACAAAGTAACAAGGCAAGAGTAGTGTCAAACGAAATAGGATCAAAACCAAGTAAAAATCCGACAGCATGTCTTCCAGCAAAAAGATTTGCTGAAAATGCACCCACCATATGGCCAGAAGTGGCATTGTTTTCAGGATACACAGTATAAGTCACGGGATCACTATATGGCGTATCATTTATCCTGCTTTCACCTTCCTTGCCTGTAAATCCAAGGACAAGAAGTTTGTCAAACCAGAACGGTCCGGCTGTATAGCAGAAAGGTGATTTTGTATTACCAATACTGTTACGTCTGAAAAGAAGTTCCTTTACTCCGGGAACATTGAACAACCTTGTCTCTGTTATGCAAGTGCCTTGCACAGTCTCAGCACCAGCCCAATATTCGACATCAGATGAGTTCTGGGCGTTGTCAATAGTGTTTGTAGGGGCAATTCTTATGCCGGACAAACTACCGTTAATCTCCGCCTTACCACAGAGATGCATTGTATATTCAGGGGAAGATATATTAATATTGGAACTGCCGAGACCTCCTATAAGATAATAATCTATCTCAGGAGAATTGAACGTACATATAGAAGAATCGACAAAAACCATGTTGTCATACCCATTGCAGATAATTGAAGGACGGGCTGTCGTAAGGAGGCCATCCCCATCTCTTTGCCAATAATTATAATTATTTATATTAAAAGCCTCGTTGTCCAGAAAAACCTCACCACTGTCTTTTCCAAGAGCACTTGTCTTTGAAATACAGTAATCCCCTATCTTAAGAAAATTACGTTCAATTTCATCGGAATAAGCATAATCAAGACCCGATATTTCACTGAACTCACACTCAGCATTGATACGGTCTTTTGTGGGTAAACTCATACCATGACGGAACTCACGGAAGTTTTCATTCCAATTACAGTAAGGAGAAAGTTTGTTTGTGTACTCTGGGTTGCTGAAAAGAGCAGTTACATCATTATGAAGATACAACTGACGGAACCACTCCATTGAATTTTGAGAACCATCACCGTCAGGGCCTGAGTAGTTTTCTTTGAACTCAAGAAAGTTTTTTGAATATCTCAAGTCATTGATATTTCTCATAGTATAAGGAGAATGGTCTCCATAGAAATCTTCAAAAAACTTTATAGGTCTGAAGAACCAAGAGGGCTGAGCAAACGGAGAGTTGCCATTAAGAGTCCTTCTGTTTTTACCCCTGTAAACTGTAGGATTAATAACCCCTTGGGAAATAATTGTCTTCTCGGAATCAGTAGGATAAACACAAACGGGTTTTATCTTTTTTACACCAATGCTCTTTAAATAAAGAAGTTTGTCAATTGCATGAGCGGTAAAGCCGACACCGAATTTGACATTCTTAATGATTACCTCAGAGGGATTGGCCAAATCAAGTTCTGTAAGACTATGTGTATCACACTGTCTTGTAGTCAACGACATTACATCGGTCCAATCGCCGTGCTCATATTGACCGATAATACCAAACTTATACCAATTGCCTTTTCTAAAGCCTTTGTTATCATAGGAGGACCCTGCGAATACATTGTCACTTGGATTGTAATTATAGGTATGATTCCTGAGATATTCGTGACCTACAGTTTTCAAGTAGAAAGAGCCACGAATATCCTCCTCGCTAAAATGAGGAAGCATATCATTTATGATTTTGATATTACCGGCAAACATCCTGTTTTCATAGGGTTGCATTGTAAGCGGTATAATCGAGTTGAAGTCAAGTAACTCTGCAATTGTCTTATTGCTTTGATATATATCAGAATCGCCAAGGTTTATAGTGTAAACAACCGAATCGGATTCAATATGAATATTCTTAACATAAATCACAGGAGTAGCATCAAGCGTCGTTCTATGAATTATATAGATGAATATCCATTCAAACGAAGGATCCAAATTGTCAATCCGGACTTCAAAGGTATGGTCTGCAAAGGAGCGCTCTGGATCAGCATCCGGGGCAATACCAGCGTTTTCAAATACACAATCATAAAGTGCGGAGTAATCAATTATACTTGTCATTGACTCCAAGTCCGTACCATAAGAAAAGGCGATTTGAAGTTTCCCTCCAGGGAGTGAGCCAAAGACACCAGGCTTCTTTGTTACTGTAAGTCTCTCATTAAGTGCAAGATGTCTTCCTATGTTAAGCAAGCCAAGGTTGTTTATACATTGTGGATTTACTACATTTATACATCTTATGAAGTTTTCACCGTCACAAAAATACACTTTCTTTTGAAGCTCGGTTTCAACATAAGGATGTGTTTCTATATTGTTTGTAAATTTGAAATTCAAATCAATTGAACCATCAAAAAGATATACACAATTGAAATAAACAATACCATTGGCTTCGTAAGCTTTTTCAAGTCTTACAATGTAATCACGTCCTCTTTGGGAATCTTCCTTGCCGAAGATAACTATATACCTGTCAACAACACAAGCCCCTATTATAACAAAAGGAAAGGAATCTATTGTGGGAGGTTTGTTAGTTCCCTCATAAATATAATCAAGGTTATCAAAAAATCTTAGCCTGACCTGGGAATTACCCATTTCAGGCTTTATGACTATTTTTGAATTAGGACCTTCTGTTGAGAATCTTATATTAAAATTCTCAAATGAATATTCGTTTGACGGCAGTTTGGGAGAGTTATCCTGTTGCATACCGTGTATAGCGTATGTTTCGTTATATAGTGCCATATTAAACTCCTCTTAATTCGGTTTTTACATTGTTTGCCCTGAAGCTGTGATTGAACTGGTTATTATGTTGAATCATAGAGTTCAAGGAATTAAAGAACGATTCTGCACGAGACAAATCAAGTTTTTGGAATTCAGTCTCACAAGCACCCACAGCCCATGCATAATCTTGCTGTGCCTGGTTGAATACCTTGTCATTAATAATGCCTGTATCATATAATATTGTAAAATACTCTTGTTTTATATAGGCTACAAGAGCACGCAAGAATTTGCTGTTATCAGGAACCATCGGAAGTCCTTCAGAGTCTGTGAGAATTGCGTGGTAAGAAATTTCAACAGGCTCATGTTTTCTTGTGATATAAATGTACCCGTTTTGAATGATAAACGTATCGCCATTGTTACCATAGCAATGAGGATGTGTATGTCTTTCAACTATTGCCGTGGTATTGCTTACAAACTCATCATTCTCACGATGGATATTAACAAGCTGGGTTTCCCCACCGTCACTTTGTTTTTGTTGATGGCATTCCAACCCTTTTTCATAAGCCATGTGAAAAGTGTCAGAGGAGTAGCGATATGCTCCGTGAGGACCTCTCATTTGAATAAGATCTATATAATCACATGGGAGTTTTATACGGCCCTTGTCATCAGATTTTTCTTTTACAACCTTTTCAACATATATACGGGGAACGCCTAAAATTCTCATAAAATCTATTGTATAACGCAAAATGGCATCAAACGGAATTGATGTCATCAAGGGGTGTTGGGCAACCCTGTCGTGTACAACATGTAATGTTATATATTGTTCTGCCATTATTGTATATTAAATAAATTACTATTGAATAAAATATCATGAACATGCTCCTTTAATTTTCTAGCGGGTTGCATGTAAAAATATAATTGGTTTTTAAAACTAGCAGCTTCCTTTACATAGTTTATAACCGAGGTCTTTATTGCATTTGTATAAACAAGGGTTTTATTATTGTGGGCCTCCTCGTCTTTTTCCCAAAGAGCAAGGGTTTTCTTCCAGTCAACGGGAGCAATATATCTATATTCACCATTAGTTGATACAACTTTTGGCTTTAATATGTTAACCTCTATATACCCCATTTTATAAGGAAGGCATATCGGTAACATATTTAAAAGCTCTTTTTCAATAAGCGAGGAAAAAATGTCCCGTACAATGGCACTGTACTCCTTGCTTGACAGTTTTGTAGAGTGAGTCTTTTTATAGTAATTATAATAATCACGGAGGCCATATGACCTCGTAAACTTATGAAACCTTGGTCCGTGCACTTTTTTTATATCCTCAGCAAAACTCATTATTTATACTTTTCTTTTGTAATACGGGAAACATAATTGTGAATATTACTCATATCGTCAGCTGCATTATTGATCTCGTCAGCAGGTTTGATAGCGTCTTGGTAGACCTGTTGGGCCACCATTGTAATCACGGGTGTGATAAGTCCTTCTTCAAGAGGGAAATTATTATCCATAGGATCACAGTTCTCATCACAATCATCATCACTGACGAGCTCGTTTGCGAGGTCGATATCTTCGAAAACAGCGGACATCATTATGAACGAAAGATTAAGAATATCGGGATTATTGGACTTAATATACAAATAAGAATCAGGTCCTATTGAAGCATATACAGTATTACGCTGCCACTTGTCATGACCGACACTCATAAACCTATTGTAATTGACATACGATACAACAATAGGAGCGCCAATTTTTGGAGTGACCTGAACAAGCCCTTCATAATTATTCAGTAATAAAAGGTTGGGAACCTTCTTGTCACTCCTCAATATGGCGGCAGATTCACATCCCAAAGCATCGTTTACAGGCTGTAAACACAGTTTTATAGTTTGGAAATTGGAAGGGGCTACTTGGGATTTTTGCTTACTGTATTTTTCTTTAAGAAAATAAGCTCTTATTTTGGAGAGCATAAATACAATATGTGATGGTTCCATAAAAGAATCATCACTACTAAGTTTATTCTGGTCCATTATCATATAGACCACTTCTCTGAATGTACTCATATTTGATAATAAATTATTATAATAATTGATGCAAATATACTAATAATTATTTTTAATTTCCATAAATTAATTTAAATAATTATTTAAAAAAAGTAAATTAGTATTTATGAAATATTAAAATAATATTTTAAATGAGGAAATATCTATAAATAAAAAACGGGACTCATTACAAGTCCCGTAAATATAACCCAATGAAGCATTTAAGCAAACATTGTTAATTATATAATAAATTCTTTTATGTAATAGTATTGTTTGGAAAACAATTCACCAGTAAGATAACCCAGCTCCTCGCTGCCGTGCAGTAATCCGAATTTACTTGCGATATGCCCTACAAGATGTTGATTTTCGTGGGATAATGTATTCAAGAATTCTTTAGGAGAGGTTGCTATTGAAATTACCAGGACACTCTCGTTTTCATTCGTATTACTGCACGTCAATCCAGTATTTGGTTTGCAAGACAGTAGATGAGGAGTTATCTTTGAAATGAGTCTAGAGGATAAATTTGCCCTGTAAAGAGTGTTTACAACGTCAGATGTATAATCACATGTAAAATTGTAAAACGCCTTAATATGCCAATTATAGCCCTCTAAAATCAAATCCTGTGATATCATAACATATCCGACCAATCGATAGGCTCACCACTGAGTATGCAATCACCATAGAATCTGTTGAAAACAAATCCGTCTGGCTGGTCAACATCATCAATGTAGTCCTTCACAAACTGTGCGAGTTGCTGCTCGTTTACAAGCGAGGAATGAAAGAAGTCGGCCACAGCCATTGACATTACATAGGCAGCATCATACAGAACATTGTTCTCAAGTGTTATGTTGTATCGCTTCAATGTATTCTCGACCTGTTCCTTTGTATAGACTGGCGGCTTTTCTTTTGAACCGTTTTGCTTGTTTACCTTATACATTCTTTTGGCAGCAAACTCATACATCTTCTTTGAAAAGTGCATACCATAGTTTTTAAGGTAATTGGTCATGTCTTCAGGAAACTTTTCCCAAGTGTATAATGATGTCTTCATAGTTTAGTAGTTAGGATATCTACGCATTCCACCACGCATACCGCTGCGGTAATCATCTTCCTCACGATCGTCACGATAGCCTCTGCGATTACGCTCACCATAAGAAGCTTCGCCAAGACCTTCAATGCAGCTCATGAGCTTGCCACCTGCGGAAAGTATCTCTTCAACAAGGGAAGACATCTTGTCATATTTGCCTTCAGAAATTTCAATCATAGTCATATTATTTGTTTAATGCCTCCTTAAGCATGATTTTTATATCAGTGATGTTAGATTCTATACCAATAACCTTTTCTTCAAGTTTTGATATCTTGGTATCATACTCATATTCCTTTGCAGATTTGGGATCCAACTCGCGCACAAGTTCATCACAAGTAGCGTAAGTTTCTTCATAGTACTTCGTCTTTTCAAGTTGCAACTTGCTATTCTCACGAATACTGGTGACTTCATTAAGCATAGATTCCTTGCTATCCGACACAATCACACCGTCATTGCCGAAATTCACTATTGACAGATTTGACGGGAGTTGCTTGAACTCAACTTCATTGCCATCGACACAAACCTTTATATCAACAACTTGGTCATACATATTGTTTGAGCCAGAGTATTGCTTGAACATAGGGTACGGGTTGCTCACCCAGGTGACATACCCGTTTGCCAATTTGACTCTGTCCTTTGTCTCAAGGATGTAAAAGGGACTGTTTATTCTTAAACCACTGAACATTGTTTATAAAATTAAGCTGAATAACCTGTTAATAACTGTAACGTATTGCTCTGACAATCCAGGAACACAAGGTAAGTACCTGTTCCACCGAGATCACCTGCAGTGACATTCACATCATCAAGGTACGTGAGATTCACATTATTGCCTCCAAGATTGAATATCACAGGAAGAGTTGCCGCAGCACCTTCAAGGCTTTGGGAAAGCTTGAAAGCTATCACCCCGCAGAAGTTATTGGTGTTCCTTGGAAAACCGTTGAAGGAATAAGTAACATCTGCAGTATTCACAGCCAGGCTGTCAGATGCAAAACGTGGGATGCCACGTCTGTTGGCATAGATAAGAGGTGAGACATAATTAGGATTAATCATAGTCACCTCCTATCCCCAAAGAGAGTTATTGTAACCATAACCATAACCATACAAGCCAGAAGCATAAGCCACACCGGCAGGAAGATACACACCTTGGTTGCTGGGAACAGTCACAGTGGCAGGGAGCTGACCCTTGATAGTGGTAAGCTCATTCTGCATGGAAGACAAAGCAGCATTGATAGGAGCGATCATTTGAGCCTGATAAGCCTGGATGGCAGCAGTCTGGGCAGCATTGTCAATCTGACTCTTCAGAGCAGTGTTGGCATCTTGCAAAGCGGAAATCTTGTTCTGCAGCTCACGGGTTTCAAGGGCACAGAAATGATTGTTGATGTCAGTAGTCTGGGCTGCAATCTGAGCAGCAAGAGCATTGGTATTCATATCCATCTTGCTACCGAGAACATTGGTTTGTTCAAGATTGGCAATACGGTTTTCATAACCCTGGGTGGTGATAGCATTACGGGTATCGCAGCAACAGCTTGCCAGCTGGCTGATTATACCTTGGTTGCCACTCTGGATAGAGTTAATGATTTGCTGTGCGCTAAGGCCGTTTTGACCACTCAGAGTAGCCATAGCAGTGGCAAGATTGTTTATACCATTCTGCACCTGGGAAGTAGTCGTGTTAAGGGAAGCAGCAAGCTGGGAAAGGTCGGAGCCGTTTCTTTGAATAGCACTCATAATCATATCACGTTCAGTACTTGAGTTATTGTTGTTTCCGAAGAAACCACCGTTACCGCCAAACAGACCGGCGATAACTATCAGGGCGATAAGGCCACCCCACATACCATTGCCACCGAATAAACCACCATTGTTGTTGTTATTCAAAGCATAAAGAACAGACGGATCGATACCCCTGTTCTGAAGCATCGGAGCTAACAAAGCGATAAGACCGTTATCGGAGCCACCATTTTCGGGAAAAACATAAGTTTTTGTTTCAGACATTTTTTTGAAAGTTTAAAATTAATCAATATAGTTTACCAGAATTCTGTATGGCAAAGGTATAATAAAAAAGCGATGGCTGCAAATTACAGTCATCGCTTCATAATAACAAACTAAAAACCAAATAATTATGAGTTACTTCAATCTAGACATCTTATCTATAAGATCTTTATTCCAAAACAAAGTTGTATAATTTCTAACTTTCTTACCAGCAGGCAGTTCACCATTTTTAATACGTCTGTCGAATTGTCTTTCCGATAACCCTAACAAAGTAGACGCCTCTTTCTTGGTATAACCATGAATTTCGGAAGTTTCATCCAAATGATAGTTATTTTTGATTCGTTTGTCACAGACTCCTCTGCGGTACAAACTAAAACCAAACTCAAGAAAGTCAAATGCATTAAGCAGAAATGTTCGTAAATCGCTCATGAAGATAAGTTATAAATGAACCGAAACCACCGCTGGTAAGTAACATAAAGTTAATACCCGAAGCATCAATCATAGCATTTGCTATTGGAGCAAGCATACCTACTATATCTATACAAGTTACAACTATCAATAAGTAGTAGAAAAACATTGACCAGGATGATACATGCAACCTTTTTGAAACCAGTGTAATTACTGATAAGGCAAACAACGACACACCAAATATCGGACACAACGCAATTGAAATGTCATACCCTATAAAACATAAGAAATAAACTAAAAGAAAGACTGCTGAGATTACAAAAGGAAATATTTGTAACAGTCTTATAGCTTTCCTTAAATCATTTACTTTCATATCACTTTCTTGTTTTCTTTCTGGACCCTGCTTTTGTAAGGGGAATTACACCAAACATTCCTGAAGCAGGACGGGTTGGTATGCGTTTTGTTGTTGATCTTTGTGTTGATTTTGTCGGTCTTGCTTTTGTACCCATAATTTAAAATGTTTAAATTTATATTTACTTTAATTACTCATCATACTCCTTATTGAGGCTGAAATTGTTGTAATCAACAAGTGACACAAGTTTGTCCGTGCATCCTGTATGCCTATGTGCCAACTTGCCATAATAAGAATCGAAAGTAAGGTTATCATTAAATGATGGCGTTATTGTTGTGCTTCCGTAATTCCTTAATTTCCCTATATATTGCGATTCGGGAAGGTTGCCTTGGTTCACCCCGTCTTGAGTGAGCGGGTATCTAAACAGGTAATACTCCTGTGATTCTGTTTTTTTTTTTTCGTGGTGTCTTCTCATAATTGTGCTATTTGTTCATCAGTGAGTTCAACATCCCAGATACGGAAATCCTTAATATAGCCGCGCAGATAGCGTTGGGTGTTATCGTTGCAGCCAAGTCTTATGTCGCAGGAGTAAGACAACGGGACCATCGCATTTATGTCTCTTTTCAAGTCATCAATAAACACGGTGACATTGTTGTTAGACTCGTTGACCCTTAATACTATCTTGTACCAAGTGTTGATTAGTGTTGATCCAAAAGGGGTTGTTAACACATTGTTTTCAACTGAGAATGAGTTGTTTATAATTGCACAGTTTGTAAGCTCCGCATTTTCCACACTGAAATGCTGAAGGAAACTGTAATACCTGAAACCTGCAGTATTGTTACAACGTATATAGTGTGGTGTTTGCCACGTTGATGAAACTCCGTCAGTAGGAATCACATCAAAACGCACATAGTAGCACATAGTCTTTAACCTTTGCAATGATATTTGGTTGTAGGCCCGCATATAGTTGCTACCGCCAAATCTTGCTCCGAGTGTGGCATCGTAGGTGCTTACCGTATTGATACTCCACGTTAGGTTGCCCTTCAAATCTGTGGCATTAGATGTAAATGGACAATGAACATACGGTTCAGGGAGCACTATCGAGCTTTTTATTTCATTTTCTCGTCTCATTTCCACCCTCCTTTCACCCAGCTCGTGTCTGATGTCCATTGCATTGTAGCTGATTCGGTGACCGTTGTGCGGTAGCCCGCATTGTGCCACGCCATCTCAGCGCATAGAAGGAGAAACGCGGCCACGATAGCCATCATAATATTGAAAATCCTATTGTCCTGTTGTTGTATCGTTGCTTCCATATTATGCGTATTAGTCATATTATATCATATTGAAATAGTCATTAATCTCCGATAATGTGAGCCCCTTGAGAATAACTAAAACACATTACTGTCAATCACATAATAATTGTATTTGCCTTTGCAGTGTTCAACCGCATCATCCGGCGAGAAAAAGCACGTCACAAGGTCATCACTGTGTCCCTCGCTACGCATCACGGCGTACACGGTCGCCTTACTCTCTTTTTTATCTGGGATTGGTACGTTGGCTAAATTGCAATTTTTTTCAACTCTAACATCCATAATTATAAACTATTAATCGCTTCTTCATAAATCAAGTCAATGCTCTCCACGCTTACAGCAGCCTCTATCCTGGTCTTGTACGTGTCATAAACTGTAACCGCCTTCTTGCTCTGTGTACGAAATAAAGCAAGTATAGCATTTGCTTCCGCAAGAGAATAATAACTATCAGCAAGTACATTATTCACTTTATCTTCAGCCATTGCATATTCAAGGTCAGTGATTTTTACTGAGGCATAGCAAGCATCTTTAAGTTCTTTAACTCGCATAGAAGCATATTCCTGTACATCAGGCGTAGGTGGAACATACGGAGGAATTAATTGACAGTTCCACACTTCCATAACACTTGCAGTAGGGTGTTCAAGATAGAACTCTTTTTGTTCATTAGTCATCTCACGATAAATAAGATTAATGACTGTATTGATATGAACAGCAGTAACCTTTATTTCATAAGGACTGCCAAGCCGCATTTTGAAATAATAATATTGTTCATTTTCTCTTGTAGCCATAATATTATAATGTTAAATCGTTTCGTGATGTTATGAATGCTCCATCGACATTAACAATAATTCCTAATTCGCACAAACCTCCAGCTGGGACGGTAATGCCATCCGAAGGCATATACACATTGCTTACATTTGTACTGTTTTGAGTTACTGCCGATATAGTTATATCAACATCAGAACTACCAGTATTCTTCACCCATATATAGTTGTCGCTACCATTGTTGCAAGCAATTGTAAGACCGAGGTCGGCTGAGATTGTGAGCATTGCAGTACCACGGGTATTGGCGGCAAATGTGACAGTTGTGGTACTGCTGCTAATCGTGGTGTTTGCGGTGTGTGTAAAGTCGTGGTCGGAAAGACCTCCACTTACCGTACCGAACTCAAGTCCTGTTGCACCGCTGTTCACTTTAAGTACTTGTCCTGCCGTTCCTAATGAGGCTGGTATATAATCGAGAACGGTCTTGTTTGAGTGTGTGTGGGAGTTGGTGACGGCTGTGCTTACACTTGTTTTTGAAATACCGCTGTCATCATACACTCCATTGGCGCGTATCTCTGCAAGGTTTCCGATTGTTGCATTTTGAGGTTTTCTGATGCTATCAGAAGAGAAATACCAACCTGGCGTAACAGATGATAATGTTGTATTTGAAAGGTCTCCCGATACCCTATCAATATGTAGTAAATAAACGAATGATGGCAGTGCTGTTGGCGATACTATCTTTATGGTTTCATAAAGAGATGATGTACTATTTTGAAATGAGAAAAAATACCAAGGTTCATTATTTCCACCAGTTGAAGATTGTGCGAGCGCAAGTCTGTATATTGTATATGTTTCTGGGGCATTTGTATCCCAACTATGATCTTCGCCAACAACTTTTAATAGCACACTCTTATTTGCTACATAAGCAGCATAAATTTCGGCATCAGTCTTATCACAAGAGTACGACATAGTCCATTCTCCCGTGTCGGGGTCTGATGTTCCAGAGGCAGTCAGCGTACACATAAGCACTTCTGTAGTGATATCACTATTCACCCACTTGCCTGAAGTATCGTTATAAACAAGTGCTTGCCCGTCCGAAGGCGACAATATCGCCATGTCGTCAAGTTCGCTGACCTTTGTCGGGTTAAGAGCCGTCTGCCCTTGTACGAGGTTTGTCCCGTCAAAGTAGAACATCGGGTTGTTGTCGAACACACTCAGGTAGTTTGCCGTTGAATATGTGCAACCTACGAGTATGTACCAGTCATCGGCGGAAAAGTAGTCCGACAATGTGATGTTCGCCGTGTCCATAGGCACGACAGCGTAATATGAGGTGCAGGGCGATCCCGCGTCTTTGCGCAGAGTGAACAGGTCGGTCTTCTTGTTGTACTTGCCACGGAGGAATATCAGCCTGTAAGTCGGCACGTCCGTGTTGAAATTGTAAAGACAGCCGGTTGGCGAATAGCACACGGAATACAATTTCTGAGCGGCAAAAACCGCTCCGGCATTGACAGTTCCAGTAGTGTTGTACAGCCAAATCTTGTGAGGGCGGAATCCGACCTGCGTGGGTGCTTTGTCAACAAGTGTTTCTGATGTCTGGTTTGTCACCGTGATTGGCACCATCCTGTTGTCAACGCCCATCGCGCACAACTTGTAGCGGTATATGGGTTCCGCTCCGGCGTATGGTCTGAAATAGTAGTCTATTACCGCATATGCCTCCCTGGTGCTTGTGTCATAGTCCATCACCTGCCAACAACCGGTAACCGTTACAGCAGAAGTTGAGTTGATATACAATGAAGCTGTTTGTGTTGCATTGTAAACACACCAAACAATTGAACCAACACTATAACGTGTTGATATCATAGAGTTTACATTATATACAACAGGCTTGTAACCAAGATCATTGATTTGCAAACCAGTTCCATAAATACCATTACCAGCAACCGGGACTTTAAGGCACACAACCATACCGTCAACATATTCGGTAATTGTGCTATCTGTTACATCCCACTTTGTATGACTATATGGAGAAACAGTGTCTGCTGCTGTACCAGTTAAAGTACGGTATATATGTATTCTGCTGTCGTTAATATCTACAACAGAGCCATCAGGTAGTTTTATTTTTTTAACTGACATATCAAATTAAGATATAGTTATACTTAAATCATTATGTTTAGCAACAGTAACTTTATCATTCGCCCCAACAGTTATGGTTTGAGCTGCTGCTGTTCCAGCACCAAGTGCTGTTATAGCATTAACAGTGTCCTTATCAGAAACTTGTGTTATCGCAGATGTTATACCTGTAGCAACAGAAATAACACCTGTTCCAGCAGTTGCTCCAGTAGCTAAAATAACAGTAGGTTGTGCTGTTACCCTGACACCAGTAAGACAATCGTACGTGATAGGGTTACCCAAAGCTGTTATTGCAGCTGCTGATTGTCCAATAGTAACTCCAGTAACTATTGCGTCACCAGTACCATTTGCGTCAGTTGCACCAGTTGCTGCGGTAATAGCTGTACCGAGAGTTGTGTTGGTTGCAGTCACATCAGAACCGTTACCGCCACCAATTATTAATGTCTCTGCATCTGTATTAGAGCCCATTGTAAAAGTCCAAGTGGATTTGTTTGCAGTAACACTGGTATTACCAGTAACATTAGGAATTGTGGTAGTAACAAGCTTTTTATTTGTTTCTGCCGAGACAGATTTCACAAATGTATCAGTAGTGTGAGCACCAAAACCCGTAATTGCTTTTGCAGTTCCGTCAGCACCAACAGCAGCACCGGATGCCGTAGCCTTTATATTTGTTGTTGTAGGAGTTACAGTTGTTGTAAACGTAGCATCAACACCCAATACGTCATCTTTGGTATGTTCGGCAAAGGAAACAGCTGAGGTTCCATTTGTAAAAGTAGTCCCCTCACCTAAAACAACATCACCTGCACCTTTATTGAGAGTTACATTGTCTTTATAGGCCAATTCACCCAAACTGGATATATCGACTTGTGTATCACCAATCTTTTCCCAAAACCAAGAAGAGGAGGTGCTTGACGGTTTTATTACAGAATACTCATCATAAATATCAAGTGTACCTGCTTGAGTTGATGACTTAACCAGATAAAATGCCCCAGCTTGAGCAGAAGCAGGGGATAAGGTTCCAGTATAAGTTGTGTTATTATATACAACTGTTACACCAGCAGGTATATTTGCTACAGCAGGAGTGGAAGAGCCATTCCATGCAATAATAAAGGAAACACCACCAGCAATCGCTTCACGAGCTACTGCATCTTTTATATTATATACATTACCACTTGGTAATTTAATTTTACTTATATCTGCCATCTTTATTTAAAATTTAGCTTCTATTAAAAATTAAAGTTTCACCTATTGTTTCTTGATTATCATTAACGTTAAGTTTATTATTCCAAAAATTCTTATCTTCAGGAGTTACATGAATTCCGCTATTATTAATGTGTTCAATTAACAGTTGATACTCTTTCTCGTTTATAAATGCCAAATCTTGTACATAACCGTTACCACTCCCAATTTTTATATTAGGATAATTTATTGTAGTACCATCTATAATTTCTGACAAATAGTCTGTGTAAACTATTATAGATCCTTGTTTTGGAATATAACCAACCCTACTATCCCAATATGAAGTTGTTCCGAACTCACATTTTGGTAATCTTTCGTAAAATTCATGCAGATGTTCTTTTAAATATAACTTTATATCGTAGTTCATATAATTTTAATTATATGGTAAATACATAATCCCAATCAGTATTATTAAAGTTTTCAAGACTAATTGTCGGGATGGAAGGCTTGTTCTTGATATAATCGGGGGCTGTATTAGTTGTTTGA